ATAAAAAATAACGATAGAATTGAATTTGTTAAAGTTAAAGGGCATACAGGAGAAAATGATTGGAACGATTATGTGGATAAGTTAGCTGTTAAAGCTAAAAAAGAAAAGGTAATAGATTAATAAATATATTTAAAAGGAGTATAAAATGAAAAAAGTTTATATAATTTCACAACGTGCGTGGATAGGGGATACGAATACATATTCTGAAACAACAAATCTAAGAGCTATAATAGCAACTTTAGATAAAGTGAAAGAATGGCTATCGAGTTATTGTGATTGTCTTATACAAGATGCGTATGAGTACTGTAATAAGGACATTTATCTACAAGAAAAGGAACATTACACTAAAGTAAAAGAGTATTTTGAGAAATGCTTAAATCAATATACAGAAGAAACATTTGGTATAGGAATAGGAATATCTATTTATGGTTTTAGTATTCAGTGTTCAAAAGTAATAGAGTAAAGGAGAAATTAAATGAGTAATTTATTAGATCCAAATAATTTACCCCAATCCTTACCAATTACAAAAAGAATGAAGGATTATTCTAATCAAATTTTTAAAAATATTCAAATACTGTATCCTTATGAAAAAAGAAAAGGTATGTATATATGGGTTTGTAAGTGTTTAAAATGTGGTAGTTTTTTCGGCTCTACTGGAACATTAGTAACAAGAGAAAATACTCAATCTTGTGGTTGTTCCCGAACGAATAACTTAATAGGAAAAAAATTTGGAAAATTAATTGTTACAAAAAGAGCTATTTCAAAAAATGGGCGTAATGCTTATTGGTATTGCGATTGCGATTGCGGTAGAAAAGATTATATTGTAATGGGCAGAAACCTCATAAAAGGAGCGACAAAATCTTGTGGTTGCCTTTTAAAAGAGAAAGTATTAAATAAAACTTCAAAGGGAGAAATACAAGTCTCAAAAATTTTAAAAGAAATGGGCATAAAATTTTATGAAGAATATAATTTTCAAGATTTAAGAGGAGAATATAAAGAATTGCGTTTTGATTTTTATATTCCAGAATTTAATATTTTAATAGAGTGTCAAGGTCAACAACATTATATGCCGGTAGAAATTTTTAATGGGGAACAACAATTTAAAAAGCAAAAAGAATATGATAATAAGAAAAAAGAATATTGTTTAAATAAAAATTTAAAATTAATTGAAATTCCTTATTGGGATTACGAAAAAATAGATGAAAAATATATAAAAGAAAAAATAGGAGTGACGATAGAATGACAGTGATCATAGATGTGGACAATATAATTGGAAATCTTTGCGAGGCAGTATTGTCTGTTTATAATGAAGATAGTGGAGATAGGCTAAAGATCGAAGATATAAAAACTTACTATATAGAAAACTATGTTCTGCCGCCCTATAAAGAAACTTTCTATAACTATTTTAAAAATAAAAGAGTTTGGAAACGTATGAAATATGTAAATGGTTGTCAGGAATATATAGCTAAACTCTTTGCTGATGGACACGATATTTATTTTTGTTCAAAAACTGAAATGATTAATGCGCCCAAGAAAGAGTCTTATCTACAGAGAACCTTTCCATATATTAATATTCGTAAGAAATTAATTATCTGTCCAGATAAAACTATGGTGCGCGGCGACATATTGATTGATGATTGCTCCGCCAATTTTGGCGGACAAACTTATTCAATAGTTTTACACTATCCTTGGAATACAGATTTTAAAGAAAATAATATAGATAAATTTAGAGCTTTTAACTGGGAAGAAATATACGGTTTTGTTAAGCTGATTAATTTGAATAAGACTTGAAAAATTTTTAATTCTGTATTATAATATTTATAATAAAGAATAAGGAGGTGAAAACAATAATAATAATGATAAGATCATTTAAAGTTAGATTGTTTCCAACAAAAGAACAAGAACAAAAATTTTACCAACATATAGGCTGTTGTCGTTTTATATGGAATTATATGATAGAATTACAACAGAAGCGAAGAGAAAATAAAGAAAAACATCTCTCTAAATTTGATATGACTAAACTTTTAACTTCTTTAAAAAAAGAAGAAGAATATAAATGGTTAAAAGAAGTTTCTAACGCAAGTTTAAATATTATTTGTCATGATTTGTCAAAAGCCTATAAAAGTTTTTTTGATAAAACAAGAGGTTATCCCAAATTTAAATCAAAGAAACATAATAATAAAAGTTTTCCAGTTAGAGCGGAAAGATTTTATTTTATGACTAATGAATTACTCAATATAGAAAAAATTGGAAAAATAAAATATAAAACTAATAAAATTTTCCAATAGGCAGAGATAGTATTAAAGTTTTAAATACTAGGATAAAACTCATAGGTAAAAAATGGATATTAACTTTTGGAATAGAGTGTGAGAACCAAGCACTCACTCTTAATGGGAAAATTGGGATTGATTTAGGAATTAAAGAACTTGCCTATTGTTCTTACAACGGCAAACCTCTTGTGTTTCATAATATTAATAAATCACAAAGAGTTCGTAAGTTAAAATCAAAGTTAAAACATTTACAAAGAAATGTCTCACGTAAATATGATACGAACAATAGACTTAAAGTTTACGAAGACAAATGGCACAAGTCAAATAAAATAATTAAACTTGAAAAACAAATAGCAGAAATATATCGTAAACTCGCAAACATAAGAAACAACTATTTACATCAAACAACTCACTACTTAGTTTCACTCAATCCTAAGCAAATCACGATTGAAGATTTGGATGTAAGTAGAATGATGAAGAACAGACATTTAAGTAGAGCAATAGCTGAACAGTGTCTTTACGAATTTCGTAGACAGATTGAATACAAATCTGAAGAACGTGGTATAAAAGTGGTAGTTGTTCCTAGATTTTACCCAAGTTCTAAAACTTGTAGCTGTTGTGGTAATTATAAAAAAGATTTAAAACTTAGTGATAGAATTTATAGATGTGAACATTGTGGCTCTGTAATTGACAGAGACTTTAACGCAGCATTAAATCTTGAAAGATATGTAGGCTAAACACAAGACCTATAGTCTGGGGAAATCATTATATCCCTGAATGACGTGGAATGCCATACAAACGTTAGTAGCTTAGGCGAGAACGGGCATGATGAAGCGTTGAATAAAGTTCGATTATTAATATTGAATATAATGAGAAATATATAAAATAATTAAGAAACTTAGTCAAGACTAATATGTCTTGATTTTTTCTTTATATTTTGATATAATATTAATAGAAAAATGAAAGGAGCAAATTATAAATGTCTAGTGATTTAACTCTAAAAAAACTTCGTGAAGATATTGACAAAATAGAAAACATAAATCCAGAATACTTAGATTTGCCAATATTTATAGCTACAGAGTGTGGCTATGCTGGCGCACGTTTAGTTAATGAAAATTTTTCTGGAAATTATATTTTTGCCGGAAAGACCTATATTCATCTTTTATCTAATGATGATGATGTATCACCTGATGAAGTTCCTATTATTTAAAAAGAGAGGTAAATTATATGGAAGAAATTATTATTGATGGTTTTAGATTTGATAATCTCGACGCAATGCGTTATTGGAGTCATGCTAAGTCATATGACCCAAAAAAGAAAAAAGAAGAAGCAAAATATATGTGCGTGTCCGGCACTTTTATGGGGGCTATTAAACGAGATGGTGCGTGGAATATGCTTATTAAAGACATGGACGGCAACTTCCATCTTCGTAGTCGAACTGAAAGTGTTAATGGTGGATACACGGATAAAGCCGAGTGGATACCTCGTATAACTGAAGAATTGAGCTGGATACCTAATGGAACAGTTCTACTTGGAGAAATTTTCTTTCCAAATAATGAGGGTAGTAGAAAAATAACTTCTGTTTTGAATTGTCTTAAAGATAAGTGTCTTGAAAGACAAAAGAAAAATGGATATTTATGTTTCTATGTTTTCGATATACTTGCTTATAACGGAAAGAATTTAATAGATGTTTCTTTTGAAACTCGAATAAGAACATATCTTGAATATGAACTTGCTGATATTACTAATAACAATACCTATGTTTTTATGGCAGAATATAAAGAGGGAGAAGAACTTTGGGACCTCTATGGTAAAACTATTGCTGAGGGCGGCGAAGGCATCGTTATTACTCGTAAGGACTGTAAATATCTTCCCGGAAAAAGAACAGCAAGAATGACTTTAAAAATGAAGAAAGAAATCAACGAAACTATTGATGCTTTTCTTGATGGAGGGTATAAGCCCGCAACAAAAGATTATAAAGGCAAATCCAATTTAGAAGATTGGAATTATTGGATTAATGAAAAAACTGGAGAAACTTTTGATACTTGTAAATTTAATGAATATGTAAGTGGAGAACCTTATGAACCTATAACTAAAGCATATTGCTATGGTTGGGCAAGTGCAGTATCTTTCTCTGTTATGAAAGATGGAGAGCCGGTTCATATAGGTTATATTAGTGGAATAACAGATACCCTTAAAAAAGAAATCGTTAAAAATCCAGAGAAGTGGATTAATAAGGTTGCGGAGTTAACCGCAATGGAAATTGAAAAATCAGATAGTGATAGTGGCTATTCTTTGCGTCATGGAAAAATTGTTCAGTTCAGAGATGATAAAAGTTATCTTGATTGTGAATTTTCTCAATTAGAAAGCAATTCTTAAAAATTTAGAGGACACAAATAAATTTTTCACTTATATAAGAAGGTTGAGGAGCAGAGATGCTCCTCTTTATTTATCATAAAGAGGTGAAAAAGAATGTGTAATTGGGGAATTATTCCGTGTGATGTAGCGCCGCCACAGCATAGTAAAGTTAGAGCGAGATGTTTTACTTGTAAAAAGTGGAGTGTTTGCGAATTAAAAATTGATTATCTTAAAACTTTAAAACTAATTGAAGAAATTTTAGGCACACCAGCCGAAACATATCAGTTAATTCAACTTCCTAAAGTAGAGGGATTAGATTTTCCTTTTGCTTATAAATATATGCCGACAGATGTTAAATTTAATTTTCTTAATAAAGAAGAATTAGGTAAGTTTTATATTTTAAAATATAGCAACATAAATAATTTTAATTTTGTTTATGATATTAAAGACTACAAAATTCTTTTTAAGGGAATTTATGAGGGCGGCAACAACATGAAATTTAACATATCTGAGGAGGATTTGTTTAATAATATAAGTTTAAAGGAGTTTGAATTTCCAGCTAGAATTGATACAGACGAAGGTTGGGAGTATTACTATAAACCAATTTCTTTTAGTTTAAAAGAGGAAGAGCTTGATAAAGCTAAAAATTTTTTAGATTCTATTGAAACTGGGCTTGTAAATTTAAAAATTCCATTTTTTATTAATGCGGTCTATGGAAATTATAATGGAGAAGATAGATATCCTACTTTAGAAGAAATTTTAGCGGATAATAGTTTAATTTTAAACGACTATTGCGCCGCCACCCTTAATTTACCTTTAGAAATAAAAGATAATATTGTATCTTTACAATCTAACTCTTTAATAAAAATTGAGATTGTTGATGAAGATAAAGGTCCAACTTTACTTAAAGAGAGATCAATTGAATTAAGTTTAGAAGAAACTCAAAAGGTTTTTGAACTTTTTAAGCAAAATTCTATTAAAGATAGTTTTTCTATTTCCAATGGAGTAGATATATATTATGACTTTGAAGTTATAATGCCAGAGGAAATTAAAGAAGAAATTAAAATAGGATTAGCTACTATAAGAGACTTAATTTTAAATGAAAACAAAGATGTAGATACAATAGACACAACTTGTTTCAAAGCAACTTTAGAGTGCCAATTTTATGAATGGGAAAAAGGACTAAGTGATGAAGATGGGTTAAAAAGGGCTTTATGTAAATATCCAAACGGTATTCCTTTAGATAGTAAAGATTTTGCCCATATAAGAACTCAACATATAGATAAACCAATTTGTTGTTATCATCCTGCGCCGCCCCACCATAAAACTAAAGGTAAAACAAGAGATGAATTAAATGAGTATTAATGCGCCTTCAAAGGGTGAACAAAAGATTATAGAAATTCTTTCTAAGGCGGGTATAAAGTTTATAAGAGAATATTCTTTTAAAGATTTAAGGGGTAAAAAAGAAGCGCCATTACGATTTGATTTTGCTTTCTATTTAAATAATCAATTAATTTTATTAGACTACGATGGAATACAACATTACAATTTTACAAAGTATTTCCACAAAAATATTTTTATTTTTAATGAGGCTAAAGAAAGAGACCGAAGAAAAAATTCCTATTGTTTAGCTCATAACATTCCCTTCTACAGAATACCTTATTGGGATTTGGATAAAATTAATATTAAAAATATATTTAATGATAACTATAAAGTGAAAACAAAATTTCACAATGATATTTTAATTAACAGGAGGGAGAAATGAGATGGATATTCAAAACATTTTGGAAATGATAAAGCTAGTTGGTGCGGCGGCTGGAGCAATATTATCAATAATTGCTCTGATAACAGCTTTGTCTAAAAAACCAAAACAGTGGCTTATTAATACTGTTAAAGAAGCTACAAAAGATGAATTTGAAAAAATTCATAATTTTATTGAGAAAACAGAAACTACTGACCTCAATACTTTACGCCACGAAATTACTTTAATATACGAAAAGTATAGAGATAAAAAAGAAATTCCAATGCGTTTAAGGGAAAATCTTTGTATCTTGTATGAAGACTATTCTAAGCGTGGCGGCAACAGCTATGTAAAAACAATTTATGAAGAAATGATGGATTGGAGAGTAATTTAATTTACTTTAAAAGAGAAGTCAAACAGCTTGACTTCTTTTTTATTTTATGTTATAATTATACTTAGGTTAATAGAATTTTTAGGAGGAATAATATGGAATGTATATTGTATACAATTGATTGCCCAAACTGTAAAATTTTAGAAAATAAATTAAAAGAAAAAGGCATTAATTATGAAGTTTGTAAAGACATTGATATAATGGAAGAGAAAGGTTATATTCATTTGCCAATTTTATCAGTGGGCGGCACAGATTATAATTTTAATAATGCTATGAAATATATAGAAGGAGTGATAAAATGAATTCAAAGAAAATTGTTGACGCTTATTTAAAGCAAACAACTTGGAAAGTTAAGGAAAATTCTAATTCGCCATATTCATATGGTGGTTTGGGCAAGCATATAGACACAGAAGTGTCGAAAGATTATTGGCTTAATACTGTTTATCCAGAACATATAAAAAAAGAATATGAGAAAGGAACTCTACATATTCATGACTTGGGTGGTTTAACTCTTTATTGTTGCGGATATAGTTTAAAATCTATTATTCAGATGGGAGTTAGAGGTATTCCTAATATACCAACTTCTGGACCAGCAAAACATTTTGACTCAATTTTAAATCAGATTTCAAATTTAATTACTGTGTTTCAAAATGAAATTATGGGTAAGTGAAAACCGTGCCCTCTCAAATTTTACCATTAATCAATGGGGTCATTTATTTGGCTAACGAGGAAGGCTAAGTCTAATGATATGCTAATCTCGTGGCAAGTTTAAGTTAATCTTAAAAAGCTGTATCGACTATTCACGTTAAGTGAAGTAAAATAACTATTGATACGTTATTTGAAATGGTTTGGCTTTAAGCTAAGAAATAGTCAGTGCCATTGGAAACAATGGATTGCCACGGCGGTGGCGTTTAGTTCTGTTGATACTTTACTTTCTCCTTTTATTAAAAGAGATAACCTAACTTATGATGAAGTAAAACAATCTCTTCAAAACTTTATTTTCTCTATAAATTCAAATTCAAGAGGCGGCGCAGAGCCAGCATTTTCAAATATTACACTTGATTTAACTCCTCCAAGAGACCTTTTAAATGAAAATGTTATGATAGGCGGCGCATTAGATAACTTTACTTATAAAGATTGCCAAAAAGAAATAGATATGTTCAATAAAGCCTTCTGTGAACTAATGATTAAGGGCGATGACGAAGGTAAACCTTTTGCCTATCCTATCCCGACTTACAATATCCACGAACGTTTTGATTGGGATAATCCTAACAATGAACTTCTCTGGGAAATGGCGGGAAAATATGGATATCCTTATTTTGCTAACTTTATTAATAGCGACATGAAACCTGAAGATGCTCGTTCAATGTGTTGTAGACTTCGACTTTCTTTAAAAGAGCTTAGCCGAAGAAATGGAGGTCTGTTTGGTTCTGGTGATTCAACTGGCTCAATAGGTGTCGTTACGATTAATTTACCTCATATTGCTTATACAACAAAAGGAAATAAAGGTGAATTCTTTAAAGAGCTTAATCGAGTTCTTGAAATTGCTAAAGAAAGTCTTGAAATAAAGCGTGAATTTTTACAAAAAAACGTTATAGAAACTAATCTTGTGCCGGCATTCAATACATATGTTGGAACATTAAGAAATCATTTCTCTACAATTGGTATAGTTTCTATGAATGAAATGTGCGAAAATTTCTTTGGAGAAGGTATAGACATTCTCACAGAAGAAGGTAAAGCTTTTAGTATAGAAGTTTCAAACTTTATAAGAGAAAAACTTTTAAAGTTCCAAGAAGAAACAGGCAACTTATATAATTACGAAGCGACACCCGCAGAGTCAACTTGTTATCGTTTAGCATTAAAAGATAAGAAAAATTATCCAGATATAATTACAAGAGGAACAGATGACGCACCTTATTATACTAACAGTTGTCATATCCCAGTTAATAAAATTAAAACAATTCATGAAACATTTGAACATCAGGAAGATTTACAGATTTTATTTACTGGCGGCACAGTAATTCACATCTATATGAATGGCGCTATATCTGGTGAGGCAGCCAAGGATATAGTAAAAACCGTATGTAATAAGTATAAAGTTCCTTATGTAAGTATAAGTCCTTTAAATAGATACTGTCCAGAACATGGCTACGTGCCTGAAAGGGTTGATAATTGTCCTAAGTGTCAGGCTAAGCTTAAAAAATACCAGCGAATTACCGGATATTTAAGATGTGAGGATAATTTTAATGATGGAAAGAAGGCAGAATTTCGTGAAAGAAAACAGCTTTAAAATTAATTATAAATTAATAGAACATGAGAGAACTGAAGATGCCCCTTTTGTAGGGGCACTCATTTCTGCTTGTGGGTGTAATTTTAATTGCGTTAATTGTTTTAATCAAGCTGTAAAACAATTACCAACTTTAACAAGTTGCGCCGCCTCTATAATAGAAGAGGTTAAGATTAACCCCTTTAATAAAGGAATTATTTTTGGTGGATTGGAGTGGACCTTACAAGAAGAAGAACTTCTAATTCTAGCAAAATTAGCAAAAATAAATGGTTTAAAAACAATGTTATATACAGGAAAAAATTTTGAAAATATTGAAAACTTATATAAAACAAATTTATTTGACTATATAAAATGTGGACCATATAAAGAAGAATTAAAAAGCAATACACATTATGAATATGGTGTTAAACTTGCTTCTAGTAATCAACATATTTATAAAGGAGAAAATTAAAATGAAGAAGAAAATAACCGATGATTTAGATTTAAAGGCTAAAATTTCTTTTGGTTTAAAAGAAAACTATCATAAATACGGTGCGCCGCACTGTCCTTGTGTTAATCCAAAATTTTATAACGAAGATACAATATGTCCTTGTAAAGCTTTTCGAGAGGAAACTCCAGTAGGAGAAAAATGTTATTGTGGACTTTATGAAAAAATAAGTCAAGATTAGTTCTTGACTTCTTTTTATTTTTATGCTATAATTTTAATAGAAATTTTAAAAGAAAGGTGCTTTAAATGAAAAGAAGAATTAAAAACGTTGTAAAAAACTTAGTTAAAGAAAACCAAAGGGTTCACGATTATAAAAGTCCTTATGGTGTAAAATTTTGGAATAAAATTTTAAAAGACTCTAAGGCATATGCTAAAAACCACAAAGTTTTTGAAAAAAATGTGGCTTTAGTTATAGAGAAAGATTATAACAGATATAACCAACTTCTTGAAAATGAGGATATAAAAGATGAACAAAGAGAAGTTTTAAAAGAAAAAATATTTCAACTTTCTTTCTTTATGGAAAAGGGTTGGGCAGAAATGTTTGATGAGGAGGCAAGACTCAAAGAAGAATTTCGAGAAATAATTTGGAAAAATAGAGTTGAGTTTGACCCATATAATATAAAAAAGGAGGCTTTACATGAAGAAAAGTAATTATTCTGCTGAAGATATAGTGTCTTTAAGTGCCGGACGTGCTTTTAGAGAAAAGATAGGAATGTATTTATCAGCAGATAGACAAGAAGCAATAAACTTAGGATTAAGAGAATTAATAGTTAATGTTCAAGATGAGTTTGAAGTGTATAAACCACAAAATCCTCTTTTAAAAATTACTTTAAATTCTGAAACAAAAGAAATATCTGTTGAAGATAATATGAGAGGTATTCCTGTAGGGGTTAGAGCTGATGGAATGAACTCTTTAACTGCCGCCTTTATGATACCACATAGTGGTGGTAAGCATCAGGAAGGAGCATATGTAAGTTCAGTCGGAATTAACGGTTAACCTGAGCCGTTGTAAAAAAGTTTGAATTGCTGGAAACCTCTTAGAGCCAAATAAACTACAACATAGAAAGCGTTTTTATGTGAATGTTTAAAAATTATTTGGATTGGACAATCAGCAGCGAAGTATCTAATAAGTGCCTCTTTGGAGGGTAATATGATTTGGAAATTAACTTGTGGCGTAGAAGTATTGATTGATGAAGATGATTATAATAAAATTGATAAAACTGGTTGGTACTTATTAGATGAACGTTCAACGACTATTGAAAACGAATTAATTAATAATACAAATAGTGATATAGAACAACTATTAGGTATTAATTTAAAAGAATTAATCGTGAGTAAAGTAGGCTCAAGCGAGTCGAAGTGGACTTAGAAAAGATATAGTCTGAACTTATATGGAAACATATAGCAGCACTTAAAAGTGCGGGATTAAATTAGCGATTTAATCCGAACATTTTGGAAGGGAATAAAGTAGTTAACCATACAGCAAAATGGTTAGAAGTATATGTTAAAAGAGATGGTAATATTTATTACCAAAAATTTACTTCTACTTCCGAGGGAGCTACTCCTGAGTGTGAAGTTTTAATTAAAGGAAAAACAAAAGAAACTGGAACTTTAATTACTTATGTGCCAGACCCTGAAGTATATGGTGATATATTTATCCACTATGAAAATTTAAGAAATATGTTAAGAGAGATGTCTTATTTTACAAAAGGATTAAAAATCTCACTTATAATTGACGGAGAAGAAGAAACATTTTACTCAAAAAATGGATTAATAGATGGATTAAAAAGTGATTTTAGCTTATCTAAACCATTTTCTTATTTTTATGAAACTTCTGATTGTAAGGTTGAACTTGCTTTACAGTGGGTTTCTAAAAAAGGACAAATCAAAGGCTATGCTAATGGTCTTTATATGAGAGATGGCGGCGCCTTTATAAGTGGTTTTAAAACATCTTTAACAAGAACATTTAATTCATTAGCCAATTCTAGTTTTTCTGGTGAACAAATCCGAAATACTCTTGATGGTTTTGTTTCAGTTAAAGTAAAAGTTGGACAGTTCTCAAACCAAGCAAAAACAGCTTTGGCAAATCCAGAAGCTAGAACCGCCACATCTACCGCAATAACACAGTGTTTAAAGGAATTTTATCAAACTCATAAAAATGAATTTATTCAAGTTTCAGAACTTCTTAAAAAGCTAGAAAGAGCAGAGAGGGCGGCAGATAGAGCAAGAGAGGCTGTTCTCAATCATACTAAAGAAGTAAATAAGGAACTTAAAAAGAAAACTGTTTTAGCTGGAAAATTAGCAGATTGTAGATATCATGATGAAAAATCACAGCTTTTAATCGTGGAAGGATTATCTGCCTTGGGTGGAATAGTAAAATCAAGAAATAGCGACTATACTGCGGCCATACCCCTGACGGGTAAGATACAAAATGTTTTCAAAAATTCAGAAGATAAGCTCTTAGAAAATCAAGTTTTAAAGGATTTGCATACAGCTATAGGCTCTGGATTTGGAGATAGTTTCAACATAAAAAAATTAAGATATGGTAGAATAGTTTTTGTTTGCGATGCCGATGAAGATGGATATTCTATTATGTGTTTATTGCTTGCTTTTATGTATAAATACTATCCAGAATTAATTCGTTTAGGTAAGGTTTATTGGGGACAGACTCCTTTGTTTAAAGTTGTAGCAAAAAAAGAAGTTTATTATGCTTATTCTGAATCAGAATTAAAGGAACTTCCAAAAGGCGACATTACTAGAGCAAAGGGAATAGGCGAGTTAGAGCCAGAAGACTTTAAAGCAACTCTATTTTCTGAAAAAGGACGTTATACACCTTTTACATTAGAAGATGGTGAGAAAGCAGCGGAATATTTTGATATTTTATTGGGTGAAAATATAACGGCGAGAAAGAAATATATAAGTGAAAATGCTGATTTTGATGCGTTTGACTAAAATTTATTTAACAAAGGAGCGAATTAAATGCGAGAAAATATGAATAAGCCTAGTTTAGAAATATCAGAAGCATTACCGGAATTTTATGTTCCGTATGCTTCATATGTTATACAGACAAGAGCATTGCCAGATGCTAGAGATGGATTAAAGACGGGCGCAAGATTTATTTTATATGCTCAATATAAAGAGAAAATAACTTTTAAGAATAAAAGAAGAAAGGCAACAGCGACTAAATCAGCAGCTATGATGTTTAGTCCACATGGCGATGCCTCAATTTATGGGAACGCAGTCAGAATGTCCCAAAATTTCTCTCTCAGATATCCGCTTATTGATACTCATGGTAATAATGGTAGTTTGATGCATAATAACGACTACGCCGCCGACAGATATCTGGAAATGAGAAGTGGTGAAATTGCCGATGAAATGACAAGATTATTGACTAAAGAAACAGTAGATAAATGGAAACTTAACTATACAGAAGAAGAGCTATATCCCACTTATCTACCTACAACTTTTCCTAATAGTTTGGTAAACGGAAATTTTGGAATTGGAGTATCTTTAGCTTCAAGTATTCCATCTCATAATTTAAATGATGTATCGGAAGCTGTAATTAAAGCTATTGACAACCCAAATGTATCTTTTGAAGATATATATTGCCCTATTGACTTTCCAACTGGTGGTATTATAATCAATGAAAATCAAGTTAAAGAAAGTCTTAGAAAAGGACACGGTCCCGCCGCCATCATTAGAGCTAATGTAGAATATGATAGTGATAAAAATGAAATTATTGTTCGAGATTTGCCTTATATGGTTTTCTCAGCAAATGCTACAATGTCTATACAGCAAGCAATTGATGATGGTAAAATTATGGGTATAGAAAGTGTTTTTGATGGTACTGATTATGATGGAGTAAAAATTGTTATAAAACTAAGTAAAAATGCGAACCTTAATAAAATACTGAAGTTGTTATATAAACATACTCTTTTACAGAGTAGTTTTAGTATTAACATGAACGCACTAGATGAGGGAAAATATCCTAAGACTTTTACTTGGACAGAATTAGTAATGGCTTATGTAAAACACCTGAAAGATGTAATAAGAAAAAGCTTTTTGTTTGATTTAAAACAGATTAAGGAAAGAATACATATCCTTGAAGGATTAATTATTGCTATTATAAATATTGAAGAAGTAGTAAAGATAATAAAAAATTCTTCCACGCCGGCATCAGCTAGACAAGAATTATCTAATCGTTTTGGTTTATCTGATAAACAGACTAAAGCAATTTTAGATTTAAAGCTTTCAAGATTAGCTAATCTGGAACTTCAAAAAATTAAAAATGAAAAAAGTGATTTGGAAAAAGAAAAGGAGAGAATTGAAGAAATTCTCAATAATGAAACTAAATTTAACACAGAAGTAAAAAATGAAGTTCTTCGTATTAAGAATAAATATGGAGACGAAAGAAAAACTAAAAATATATCTCTTGATTTTTCTTCTGAAGAAGAAGACGCCGAACCTATTGAGAAGAAAGAGCTTTTAATACACTATACAAATCTTGGAAACTTTTATACCCAAGAATCTACAACACTTCTAACTTCTCGTAGAGGAGCAAAAGGAACTAAAGTTAAGCTTGCCGCCAATGAAGTAATAGTTCAAACTATTAATGATAATAACTTTAATTCTATCCTAGCCTTCTCTAATAAAGGTAAAATGTATTTTATTGCTATAGATGATTTACCAATTAATAGTAAAGCTAATATAGCACAGCTATGTTCATTAGAGGGCGATGAAACAATTACAACTATTACTTCTTTAGAAAAGAAAAATAATACGGAATTTTTTGTTTTTATAACTAAGAATGGATTAGTAAAGAAAACAAAAGCTAAAGAATATGAAATGAGACGTGGTAAATCAATAAAAGCAATTAATTTAAAGGATAATGATGAAGTTGTAGAAGTTTTGTTTATTAATAATGAAAATATAGGAATTTTATCTTCTGATGGAAACTTTATTACTATAGAAACTTCTGATATTAATTCAATAGGTAGAGTCGCCGCCGGCATAAAAGGAATTAAACTTAACAAGGATAGTTCTGTTATTGCGGCAAAGCCAATCAAAAATTTAGATAAAATGCTGATATCCATAAGTAAAAATGGATTAATAAAGAAAACGGATATAGAAGAATTTCCTCTATGTAATAAAAATACCAAAGGAAGAAAAATAGCTGGTGTAAGAGACGGAGATTTAATTGTTGACTTCTTGACAATTAAAGAAGACTGTGATATAATAAATATAAGCTCAAAAAAGACTTTAAAAATTAATTCTTCAGAACTTCGAGTTTTATCTCGTGATGCTACAGGAGTTAAAGCTTTAGAGTTAGATAATGGTTATGTAGTAAAGATTTTAAAAAGCTAAATAGTTGACACTTTATTAAAATTATGTTATAATAAAGGAGTAATAAAAATGAAAAATAAAATTAATATTGAAAATAAGGAGTTATTTATCTCTGCGATAAATAACTACCTAGATTTAATTTATGGAATTAAAGAGAAGATGGATGAGGCAGTTGCCCTCCAAAAAGAAACTGGAGAAATTGTTATTCCAGAAGATGATAAACTTAAAAAATTTTTTGAGTCTACTATAGAAACTTCTGGAATTTATGAAGATATTAGAAAAAAACTTATTGAAGAAAAAGAATTGAGTTTATCAGAACTTCTTTTAATTAAAAATGTTCTTATCTTTATAAAAGAACAATGGATTAAACAAAATAAGAAATTAAAAGAAGCAATTGATTTAATTGAAGATTTTCTTAATAAGTTTGAAAATTTAAATAGTTGACAAATTTAAGTAAATATGATATAATATTTATAGAAATTAAATTTAAAAAGTTTTAAAAAACTTTAAGAAAATAAGATTTTAAAATAGTTGACAAATTTAAATAAATATGATATAATATTTACAGAAAATAAAATCTAAAAGTTTAAAATTTTTAAATAAATTAAAGTTTTAAAGTAGTTGACAAATTCAAGTAAATATGATATAATATTTACAGAAATAAAATTTTAATTTTAAGTTAATTTTAAATAAATTAAAGTTTTAAAGTAGTTGACGAATTCAACTAAATATGATATAATATTAATAGTTAATAAATAGCTAAGAGCTATTTAAAATAAAATTAAAAAATTTTTAAAACAATTGGAGGAAATTAAAATGGCTAAGATGACAGAAAATTCAAGAAAGGTACTCGATTATCTTAAGAACGCAGGTGTAGGAACAAAGTTTACAACTAAGGAAGTTCAGGAAGCTCTTGGTTTTGAAAAGGCAGGTTCGGTAACCGGCTCTATTACAGGTCTTGTAAAGAAAGGCTGTGCTGTTAGAGAAAAGGCTACTGTTGAAGTAGACGGTAAGGAAAAGGAAGTTTCAGTATTCTACCTTACTCAGGCTGGTATGGATTACGATCCAGACGCTCAGGACTAATTAAAAAAATTTTTTAAAAGTGAAAAGGTTAATGCCTTTTCACTTTAACTTTTCTTAAACTTAAAACTTTTTTTAAAAATTGGAGGAAATAATAATATGATGGAAGTAAAGAATAGAGAAAGTATAAATGATGTATCAATAATTGGAACTTTAAGCCAGATGGAAATTAGTGAAAAAAGTTCGACAGTTAATGGAGAAAAGAGAGAATTTATTATTGGCAAGCTTGTTATTAAAGTTGACCAAGAAGTTGACGGCAAGGTTGTTGAAAATGAAATTCCTGTTGACGCAATAGCTAATAAGCTTAAGTCAGATGGTAGTCCAAACGCAATTTATAAGTCAATTCAGTCTTGGAAAGATAATTTTGTTTCTCTTGCGGCGGCAGATAAGCCAACTGATGCTTCAAGAGTTTCAATTAATGGAAAGTTGGGAGAAAACATTTGGATTGATACGTCAGGTATAGCGAGAACGAATGTTTTTCAGGTAAAAACAAATTTCCTTAATAAAGTAAAATCCGCAGACGAAGAAGACAGAGCAGAATTTGATCTCACTGGCGTAATCGGTGAGATTAAGGACGAAACAGATAAAGACGGCAATGACACTGGTCGTATTATTATTCAGTTTATAGTTGTTGGTTGGAACGGTAAGGTAGATGTTATCAACCTTATAGCTGAGTCGCCGGCGGCAGTAAACCATATTCGTCAGAATTATAACAAGGGAGATACAGTTGGCGTTTCTGGTATTATTAGAATGACAACAAAGGAAACTATTATAGAAGAAGAACAGGGCTTTGGTCCTGCAAAGAAGAGAAAGAAAACTACTTATACTAAGGAGCTTATCATTACTTCTGGTTCACACAGTGGTTTTGACGATGACGATGCTTATGATCCTGACAGCGTAAAGGTTGCTCTCGTTGAAAGAAAGGAAGGCATCGAAAAGCGTATAGCAAAAAGCAAGGAAAAGAATAAGCCATCTACTACAAAGAAAGTAGATTTGGGATTTTAATTTAATTTAAGTAAAAATTCTTTATAGCCATAACAACTAAGTTATGGCTATATTCTTAACTTTAAGGAGGAAATAATAGATGGCTATTGATTTAATGACACTTGAACCGCAGAAGATTTCGAGAGATTTAAAAGGAAAATTTAGTTTATTTTATGGGTCGCCTAAATCCTTACACTGGGCAACTATGTAAATAGTTAAAATGGAGTAAAAATCGGGGAAGCTGAAACGCCAATCCGAGCGGAAGTTAAAATATAATAGTTTTAACACGCACAACGCATAGGAAAAATAACTTTAATAGGAGGTTTGTCCAAGAATGGAGGAACTAATTAATGATTATTGTAAAAATTTTTTAACTTTGAAAGAATTATCATCAAAATATCATATAGGACAAGATAAAGCAAGAAAAATTTTAAAAGAAAATAATATTTATATAAGAAGTTCTTTTGAAACTACTTTATTGAAGAGAAATCCAAACTTATCTCTTGAAGAAATAGAAAATAAAGTAATTGATAACTATGTAAATAAAAAATATGGACAATTAAAGTCGGGAAGAGAATTTGGATTATCAGCAACTGCTGTAAAAAATATTTTATTGAAGAATAACATTCAAGTTCGAGATTTACATGAGTCTATACGTTTAGCTAACCAATCTAATGATAGAACCAGACAATATTACTTTAAAAATCCCGATTTCTTTAAAACTGAAAATTCCAATATGGCTTGGATATTAGGTTTTTTGGCGGCAGATGGTAATGTATCTAAAAACGGAAATAAAATTAGAATTGAATTATCTTATGTAGATAAAGAAATTTTAGAGCGCATAAAAGAGATTATGAAAATAGACAATCCTATAAAAGAAAGAGAAGATAAAAGAGGATTTTGTTTTGTTTCATTAGAGTGGTCTTGTAAAGAACATAAAGAAGATTTAAAAAAATATTCAATTGTTCCTTGTAAAACTTATATTTTAGAGCCGCCTCTAAAATTAAATCCCAAATATTATATTGATTATATTCGTGGTTATTTTGATGGAGATGGAACGGTTAATATTAATACTTACCAAAATAAAAAATCAATTCGTTGGAGTATTTGCGGCGCATCTGAAACAATGTTAAGATGGATAATATCTGTGTTATCAGAACAATATAATATTCCTAAAGTAAATCTTCATAAAGATAAATCAAAAGAACAAAATTTTTATTCTTTTGTTTATAGCACTAATTCTTCAAAGAAAATTTATGATATTTTGTATACAGAAAATTCGCTCTTCTTAAAAAGAAAAAAAGAAAAATTCGACAAAATCATTCAAGAGTTCTGTTAAAGAATAAAATCCCAAGAGACTCCAGCACTGAATAGTGTGAAAGGTATGCTGAGCTTATTAGAAAAACAATAATAAGAAGTAAGAAATAAAAAATTCTTACGATAACAAAATGGGTGTAGGTAAGACATCTCTTGCCGCAAAGTTTGATAAATCTCTTATATTAGGATTTGAGTCAGGCACGAATGCTCTGAACAATGTATATGTTCTTCCAATCAAGACTTGGAAGGATTTTAGACAAGCTGTTTCTCAGTTAACAAGAAACGAAAAATTAAAAGAAAAATACCATAGTATCGCTTTTGATACTTGCGATGAAGCTTACAAACTTTGTGAAAGATGGTGTTGTGCCGAAGCGGGTGTAGAAACAGTAAAAGAAATCGCCGCCTATGGTGGTGGCTATAAAATCGTTGAAGATGCTTTTTCTCAGCCTCTTCGTGATTTGGCTTATGCCGGCTATGGTTTGATTTTTATTTCTCATGAAACTGAAAAACCATATGTAGATGACAATGGTGAGGAATATAATAAAATTGTTCCCGCTCTTGCTAACCGACCATTTAATGTTATAAATAAAATGGTTGATATAATAGGCTACGTAAGAGAAATTCCTATTAAGGAAGGGGAAGAAGTTCATCGAGAACGTTTTATTTTTCTTAGAGGAGATGAAAGATTTCTTACTAAATCAAGATTTAAACATATTAAACCAAGAGTTAAACTTGATTACAATGAATTTGTTGATGCCATTTATGAAGCAATTGACAAAGAAATTCAAGAGAGTGGCGGCGAAGCCACGGAAGAGGCAAATCCTTATCTTGAACAGTCTTTTGATGATTTAATGGAAGAAGCTAAAGAATTGTGGATTAAAGTTTCAAACTTGGATAAAACAGATGAAGCTCTTAAAATTCTTGAAGAAGAGTTTGGTAAACCAACTCGTTTTTCAGAAATTACGGCTGAAGGTTTAAATGAATTAAAGAAATCAATCCTGAGAATAAGAGAAATTACAGCGTAAAAGTTAAAGGAGAGATTTTATATCTCTCCTTTTTTTATTATTATTTTAAGGAGGAATTTTAATGCAATTTATAATTGACTCTTGTGTTCTTTTAGATTATCCACTTATTATTGAGGATAAAGATAAAGAAATTGTTATTACCTTAGATGTACTAAAAGAACTTGATGGGTTGAAAAAACACACTAATCCCGAAATTGCCTTTAAAGCACGTAGGGCGGCGGTTTATATATCCAGAAACATGGATAAGATAAATTTTCATGAAAATACGTTTAATAAGCCGACAGATGATAAATTAATTGATGCCGCAAAAGAGCTGGGAGCAACGTTAATAACCAATGACGTATATTTAAAGGTTAAAGCAACTTTAGCTAATGTAATGACAAAAGGATATAGTCAGAAAGACTCTTATAGTGGTGTATTCTATTGGTATCCAGAATTTACAGAAACTTTTACTAATGAACAGCTTGAAAATATTTATGAAAAAGGAGAAATTCCAGAGGCATTAGTCAATGAGCAGTTTTATGAAAACCAATATGTTATTATTAAAAATAAGGAAATTGCTGTTGAAGATAAAAATGGAGAAATTGATTATGAAGATATTGGCGCTTTTGTAGTTAAAGATGGAAAACTCAAAGGAGTAGGGCGGCAGAAAATTTCTAATATGTATATAGATAAGATTTTCCCTAAAAATATAGAACAAACTTGTTTGTTTCATGCTTTAAATAATAAAGACAATACTATTATTTATGCGGGAGGCTCATATGGCAGAGGCAAATCTTTCATATTAAATAACTATGCCCTCCAAGAACTTGAACAAGGTTCTATTAATAAAATAGTTTATGTTCCAAACAATGCCTTTACCGAAAATACAATGGACATTGGTGCTTTGCCGGGTGGTCTATTTGAAAAAATAGAAGGTCAAATAGGACCTCTTATTGACTTAATTGGAATTGACGCAGTTCAAAGATTAATTTCTCAGGAACAGCTTGAAATTGTTCCAATGGGCTTTATAAGAGGTAGAAGTTTTACAAACTCAATTATAATTGTAAATGAAAGTCAGAATTTAACAGAAGACCATTTGAAATTGCTAATTGGACGTTGCGGCGACAATTCAAGAATTTTCTTTGATGGAGACATTAAGCAAGCTGATAGTCAGCTATTCCGAGATAAAAATGGACTTAAACTCCTTTTAAATTTAAGAAAATCTCCAATTTATTCTAAGATGTTTGCTACTGTTAAACTTACAAAAACAGAAAGAAGCCAGACTGCTCAGGCGGCTAGTTATCTCGACCAAGTAATTCCAGAGTAAAGAAAGGGGCTTTATAGCCCTTTTCTACAATAAATTAAATTTAATAAAATATATTTAAAAGAAAGGAAATAACACGAATATGTTTGAAACTCTTGTTGAAGAAAAAGAAAAAGAATTGATTAAAAATAATCTTGAAGATTTGAGAAATAATATCTCTGATTCAGATTATCAATATAAGATAGATAAATATTGTGAAAAATTTAATTTTAAAAAAGAAGAAGTCATAGAACAAATAAAAGAAAATGATATAGTAGCTTCTTTCTTTATGAAAGACCCTCTAAGACAAAATTTTATAGAAAAAATGGTGGCAGAATTATTAAATACAAACACCCTACCTCAAGCGGGCAAGAATAGTATTCGTTTTAACTCAAAGGGAGAATTGGGTCATTTAAAAACTCCAAACACCTCTAAGGCGGCAGACTTTTATATTAATAATACTTATATAACTCAAAAATATACAAGAGGCTTTGGCGGCGCACAAGATAATCAATATAATGATGTAGTTGATTTTTTGTTGAAAGGAAGTCAGCAATATAAAGTAGGAGCTATTTTAGACGGAAGTTATTGGGAAGAAAAAAGAAAGGAGTTAAAAGATTTTTTCCAAGATAACGAAAATGTTTCTATTTATTCAATGGACGATTTCTTATTAAAGGAGGATTAAATGAAAGATATAGAAAAAACTCAACATTTTTCAAAAGAAGCTTTATTAATTGATGGATTAGTAGAATATATTCCAACCGATGCTATTTTAATTGAGCCTTTTTATGGTAATGGCGACCTAGCCCAAAATTCAAAGCGCTCGTTTTCTGAATATTATGATTTACTTTTTAAAGAAGGAGAACATTATAGAGATACTTTAAAAAATCCGCCTGACTATAAAAATAAATGGGTAATTACCAATCCGCCCTATTTAGCAAAAAATAAAGCTAAAGATAAAAGTTATTTCGTTAATAGTAAGTATGACGATTTATATAAAATTGCTATTTCTACTTTACTTGAAAGCGAAGGTGGAATTTTAATAATCCCAATTAACTTTTTTGCTGACGAGCGTTCCAAAAATATTCGACAAGTCTTTTTTAAAAACTTTATTATCAAAAGATTAAACATTTATTTAGACTCTATGTTTGATAATACAAATTATAATGTTTGTTCTTTCTTCTTTGAGAGAGGAACTTCAAAAAATATCTCTATACCGACATACATATATGAAAATTCAACTATAACTAATACCATAATAAATTTAAATCAAGATTTCGATTACCGATTGGGCGGAGATTTCTTCCATTTATTGAAATCCAATAAACCTCTTTTTTCTCGAATTACTATTAATAAACCACAAAACGCAACTAACATTTCTGTAGTCTGTATTGACAAGACAAATGAACCTCTACATTTTTATTATACGGAAGAACCTTATTTTGGTAAAGATAGTGATAGAAATATAGCTACTTTATCTTATAATGGAGTTTTAACAGAAGAACAACAGAAAAAAATTATAGAAAAATCAAATGAGATTATAAACTCTTTTAGAAAAGAAACCTTTAATTTATGTTTAACGAACTATAGAGATCGTAGTAGAAAGAGAATAGGATTTATGGAAGCTTATCAAGTAGCAACATTAGCTTTTAATGAAATAATAAATGCTGTGCCGGCACAGCAAACTTGACTTTTTTAAAAAAATATGTTAAAATATTAATAGAAACTTAAAAAAAGAAAGAAAAGGTGATTTTATGGACGCTATGGAAATAAGTTTTATGCCTAAGAAAAAGAAAGCGGTTTCAGAAATAACGCCAGATATAATTAGAGATATAAACCGAATTTATCGAGAAACTCTTAATAAAACTGAAACTGCTCGCCGCCTCAACATAACAACATATTTAGTATCTAAATACTTAACCGATGAAAATAAAAGCTTAAAACAGTCTAAAGCAAAAATTACAGATGAAGTTAAACAGCAAATTAATGAAATTTATCAGCAAACAAGAAACAAAACAGAAGTAAGCCGACAGTTGGGAATAAGTTTTTCAACTGTTGAAAATTATTTAACAGATGAATCAAGAGCATTGGTAGAATCAGAGTGGGACGACAGAGATGCTCTATGGTATTACATTTATCGTTTATTTGGACAAGTTTCGGAAACTAATCCAGTAAGCACTTGGAATATAACTCAAATGAATAAATTCAAAGCTCAAGGAATGAGTTATAGAGGACAGCTTTTAACTTTAAAATATTTTTATGAAGTTAAAAAAGGTTCTATAGAAAGAAGCAAAGGAAGTATTGGTATTATTCCTTATATTTGGGACGAATCGAAAGCCTATTATTTAAAACTTGGAGAAAAACAGCAAGAAGTCGCTGACGCAATAAAAGCTCAACTTGAAAAAGATAGAGTAGAAATAAAATATACTCCTTCAAGTTATATGAAAAAAAGAAAAAAGAAAAAGCAGGAAATTGATATTTCAAAAATAAAGGAAGAGGAAGATAAATGATAGAAGTAGATAGACCCACAATTATCCAAATTTTCGGGGCTTTAATGAAAGCCCCTAATCTACTTTCTGATATTGACAAATATCAGTTAGATATGGAGTCTTTTAATAGACCATTAGACCGTTTTATTTTTTCAGCTATTTACAATCTTTATGTCAATGGAGCTGAAAGAATAACAACAGTAGATATTGTAAATTATTTAACTCCTAATACTTATGCTTCAAATCTTATTGAAAAAGAAAACGGAATTGTTTTTCTTCAAGACTGTGAAACTTTAGTAGAAAAATCAAACTTTGATTATTACTATAATAAATTTAAAAAAATTAACTTAGTAAGAGAACTACAGCTTGCTAAAAATGATGTTGATAAAATTTATTCAGACGATCCATTGCGAGATGATAGTCAAGTAATCAATGCGAACTTTGAAAAAATGAGTTCGCAGGATATTTTAAATTTATTTAAAGGTAAATTAGAAGTCTTGGAGAAACGCTACGTTATTAATAATGTAGTAGAAGAAAGTAGTCCCGCTGCCTCAATAAGACAAAAGCTTAAAGATTGGAAGAAAGAACCAGAAGTTGGTTGTAGGCTTCAGGGAGATATTTTTAATACAATAACGAGAGGCGGCAGAAGAGGAAAACTTTATTTAAGGTCTGCGGGAAGCGGCGTGGGCAAGTGCGTCCCCAATTATACTAAAGTTCCAACTCCAAAAGGTTGGACAACAGTTGGAGAAGTTAAAGTGGGGGATTATCTATTTGATAGATTAGGTAATCCAACTAAGGTTTTAGCAATATATCCTCAAAAAGAAAAGAAACAAATTTATAAGGTTTACTTTAAAAGTGGACGAGTTGCTGAATGCTGTAATGAACATTTATGGAGCTATTATAGTAATAAAAACGATAAAAATCCAAATAAATTAATTACTTCAACTTTACAGGAAATAATTGATAACCCGAAAGGACTTAAGGATAATAAAGGAGCTTATCGTTGGAGTATTCCAATTTGTGAGCCAGTTCAATATAAAGAAAAAGAATATTCCGTTGATCCATATGTAATGGGATTAATTTTAGGAGATGGAAGTTTTAGATATCAAGATAATAATAAGAGTTTTTCTTTTAGTTCAAGTGATGAGGAATTGGTTAATTATATTAAAGAAAAAATGAATTATGATTTGTATAAAAAATATAAAGGAAATAATTACTCTTGGTATTTTGAATCAAATTTTAAAACTCATAAAAATGTTTGGGTAGAAGATATTTTAAAAGACTATCCTGAACTTTGGAATAAAAAAAGTGAAGATAAATTTATTCCGCAAGAATTTTTATTTGGCTCTATAGAACAGCGTTTTAATTTACTTGCTGGGCTTCTTGATACAGATGGAACAATAGACAAAAAAGGGAGAGTTAATTTTACTACGATTAGTCCAAAATTAAGAGATAATATTATTGAACTTTGCGAATCTTTAGGTATGACTTGTTCATGTGTGGTTGATAAAAGAAGTGAAAAATATACAACCAATGAATGCTATAACATTAATATTAAAACAACCCAAGAAAACAAAGTAAAAATGTTTAAACTTACAAGAAAATTAAATATTGCTCATAATTATTTAAACAATAATAAGAAAAAAGAGCGTAAAGATAGAGACTCTATCATAAAAATCGAACCCACTAATAATTATGTTGATATGACTTGTTTTTATGTAGATAATGAAGAACATTTGTTCTTAATGAACAATTTTATTTGCTCTCACAACACTAGGTCAATGGTTGGTGATGCCTGCAATCTAGCTTATCCAGAACGATATAATCCTCAAACTGGAGAGTGGATACAAAACCCATCTACTGAAAAAGTTTTGTATATAATGACAGAGCAAGACACAGAAGAAATTGATACAATGATAATGGCTTATTTGACGGGTTATAACGAAGAAGTTTTTACTTACGGAACTTTTGATGAAGATGACCCAATTATTCAAAGAGCAATAGAAATAATGGAACAAAATTCAGACAATATGAATTATGCTAGAATACCAGACCCTAGTAGTTCAGTTGTTAAAAATTTGATTAGGCGTAGATTTTTACAAGATGAAATTGAATATTATTTTTATGATTATATCTTTTCTTCACCGGCTATGCTTAATGAGTATAGAGACTTAGGTATAAGAGAGGATGTTGCTCTTAGATTATTCACCACAGCTTTAAAAAATATTGCTGTTGAGCTTAATATATTTTTATTAACAGCAACTCAGATATCTAACGATGATGAAAATAAAAATGGTGGTTTTCGAGATTTTCGTAATATTAGAGGTCAATTTTGGGCCTTAATATACTTTTTCCTATTTTATTAATAGGGGTTGATTTTTAATCAGCTAACGGGGAAGCCTAATTTATTATAAACGGCAATCCCGTGGGAATTAAATCCTGTATCGACTATCCCTTAAGTTGAAATGCTGGGGAGTAGGGACACTATTAATACGTGTCTTGGTTTTAGGAAACGAAGCCAGTGAGAACCGAAATGGGTATAGTGTTTAATTTTAAACATTAAAAGATAGTCAGTGCCTTATGGAAACATAAGGAATTCATGTCAAGAGCAATAGTTGATCTAGTTGACTTTGCCGCAATAATGTCTCGACCATCGGTTGAGGAACTTAATACTATAGCAAAATATTCAAAAGAATTTTTTGTTCAACCAAACTTAATTACAGATATTTTTAAAAATCGTAGAGGACGTTGGAATATGGTAAGAGTTTGGTCTTATTGGGACGCCGGCACGTGTAGAAAGCAAGATTTATTTATTACAGACTCTAGGTTAGAACCTTTAAAAGATTTTACAGTTTTTAATTTTATAACAGATAAAGAAGATGAACAACGAAATGAAGCTGAAATTAATGTAGTGCCGGCACAGCATCAAAAAATTGATGTTAATTCCTATTCTTATGAAATAGAAGCTGATATTACACCAGATATGATACAAGATGCCTTCGCAATGTCAGAACAAAAACTAAAAGAATTAATAGAGAAAGATTGGGGTGAACTTATATAAATAAAATAGATTTAAAAAGTTTACAAGAAAATTTAAGCCCTCAAAGAGTTATTGAGTTAGTTTTAGAGTTAGGTAGTGATGGTTATATAGATAAGCAAGATTATATAATCTTTAAAACAATTTGTCATAATAAAAATGCTGAAGATGCTTCTTATAAACTCTATTACTATAAAAATTCTCATAATTTTGTTTGCTATACAGATTGCGGCGACACCTTTAATATTTTTGAACTCTTTAAAAGACGATATGAAATACTAGAAATTTCATATAATTTTTATAAAGATATTGTATTAAAAATAGCTGGAACATCATATAGCAAATATTTAATTAACCAAGATGGATTTTTAAATCCGTATGAAAGTAATTCTTATCTTTTTCAAAAACAAAAAGCTAATATAGAATATAAAATTTATAACGATTGTGTCTTAAATTGTTTTACTTTTAATCCTAGACCAGAATGGTTAGAAGATGGAATAAGTGAGGCGGCGATGAGAAAATTTAATATTTTGTTTTCTTCTGCTCAAAATAAAATAATAATTCCACATTATGATATTAACTCTAATCTTATCGGTATTAGAGGGCGTGCCTTAAATGAAGAAGATATTTTAATAGGTAAATATATGCCTATTGAAATTGAAGGAACAATTTACTCTCACCCCTTGAGTTATAATCTTTATGGGCTTAATGTGGTTAAGGATAATATCTCTAAACTTAAAATGGCAATTATTGCCGAGGGAGAAAAAAGTTCACTTCAATCAGAAACAATGTTTGGAGATAAAAATGTATGTGTCGCCGCCTGTGGTAGTAATATTCACAAACATCAGTTAGATTTATTAAAACAATTAAAAGTAGAAAAAGTTTTAATAGCTTTTGATAACGAAGGAAAGAAAAATAATAAGGAGAGAGAAAAATATTTTAATAAATTATTTCTCATATGTAAAAAATATAGTAATATGTTTAAAATGGGTTTTATTTTTGATACTAAATATTTAAAAGACAAAGAAAGCCCTTTTGATAGAGGAAAAGAAACTTTTTTAAAAATTTATAAGGAGGCAGTTTGGGTTTGAAGTATATTCAGAAAACGTCAAAAAAGATTACTTCTAATTTTTTAGAAGAACTTTTAATTGACAGAGGTATTTTGAGAAACGAGGTGGAGTTTAAGGTTAACTTTTTTAAGCCATCAAAAGAAAATTTAGAGGATTTTCGACATCTTGATAATATAGAAGAAGGAGCGGATTTACTCGAAAAGCATATTTTTAATGGAAGTAAAATTTATTTAGTAGTGGATTGAATGCTTGGGTTCACTTTAAATTCCTTAAATTGCGGGGACACCCTTAGAGCCTTAATAACCAAACATTAACAGCGATGTTAATGCGGCGGCTAGTAACGGAGTCGGTATGGTAAAATCATTAAGGATTGGGCAATCAAGCGCATCGAAATTTCTCTCTGAGAAAGACGTTCAACGACTATAATAGGAACATCAAAAAAACGATGAAGGTATAGTCTACTCCCTATCTGAAATTTTATAAAATCTATCCATTAATTTTACCTCTACTTATGAAATGGTTTGTTGGTTAAAAGACATATTCGGTTTTGGTTCTATAGTAAAAGAAAAACGCCGAGAAAAAATATATTATTTTAATTTTGGTGGTAATAAACAAATTGAACTTTTTTATCATTTATTATATGATAACGCGACAGTCTGGATGGATAGAAAATATAATAAATTTCAAGATTTTTTTAAATACGTCGAAAGACGGGGTATAAAAGCCAGATATGGACGGCTTCACAAGTAGTGCCATTCTATACAACTATTTAAGGCAAAACTATATCGACTATAATTTTGAACTTTCATATCATATTCCAGAAGGAAAAGAACACGGTTTGGAAGTTCTAATGCCACTTCTTCAAAAAGAAAAAATATGTGATTTAATTATATGTCCAGACTCATCTTCTAATGATGAAGAGTTCCATAAAATTCTGAGTGAAATGGGCTATGAAATTTTGGTTATTGATCACCATTTAGCTTCGGGATATAGTCCTTATGCTACAGTAATCAACAACCAACTTTCAGAAAAATATCAGAATAAAGAATTATCTGGTGTAGGAGTTGTATATAAATTACTCCAATTACTTGATGAAAGAAACGATACACGAGACGCAGATAATTATTTAGATTTGGTTGCCGCTGGCATATGCGCGGATATGTGTCCTCTTTTAACTTTGGAAAATCGCTTTATTTCAGAGTATGGTTTTTCTCATTTATATAATAGTGGATTAAGAGAATTAATTAAATATCAAGCTTATTCAATTTTAGGTGTGGCGGCAAGTGAGATAACAGATTGGAGTGAAGTTAAGGTTAATCCAATTGATATTTCTTTTTATATAGCTCCTTTGGTAAATGCTTTAATAAGAGTAGGCACTACAAAAGATAAAGAAACTTTGTTTGAAGCTTTTATTAATGGAAGGAAATTGGTTGACTCAACAAAAAGAGGACATAAAGGAGAATTGGAATCTATTGCCGAACAAAACGCAAGAAATTGTGCTAATGCTAGAGCCAGACAAAATAAGGAAAAAGAAAAAGCTACAGAATTACTCGATATCCAGATTTTTAATGATAATTTAGATGAAAATAAAATTCTTATATTAAATGCTGACGAGCTGGAAACTCCTAATACTTTAACTGGACTATGTGCCATGAATGTTGCGGCGAAATATAAAAAGCCAATTTTGTTAGGAAGGACTACACCAGATGGACAGTATCTTAAAGGTTCTATGAGAGGACAGAATGGTTCGGAACTAAAAGATTTTAGAAAATTTTTGTTAGATAGCGGATATATGGACTACGTTGAGGGTTAACACCATGGCCCGAAAATACTTTTACCATTAATCAATGGGGTCGAAAAAAATTCGGCTAACGAGGAAAGCTAAGTCTAAAGGATATGCTAATCTCGTGGGAAAATTAAACCTGTAAAGACTATTCTCTTTGAGAAGTACAACTACTATTGATACGTAGTTGGAAACGGGTATTCTATCAGTTAGATAGTAAGAAATAGTCTGTACCATTGGAAACAATGGACTATACACATGCTAATGCTTCGGGTTTTAGTCTAAAAATTTCAGACATACCTAAGCTCTATGATTATGCTAATAAACAACTCGCTAATATTAATTTTAACGAAGGTTTTTACGAAGTTGATTTTATAGTTAATAACAATTGTCCATATTTAAAAGATTTAATTTTTGAACTAGATAAAGGTAAGTCAATTTATGGACAAGATTGTGATGAGCCACTTATTGTAGTAGAAAATATATCTGTTGCGCCGGCTAACATATCTTTTATAGGAACTAATAAAGATACTCTTAAAATTTCAAGTGGAGATATGACCTTTATTAAATTTAAGGCAAAAGAATTAATAGAACAACTTCAAGATTTGTTAAAAAGTTTAAAATCAACTGATAAAATTAGCTTTACAATAATAGGAAAAGGAAATATTAATACTTGGTGCGGCAGAAAGACAGCTCAAATTTTTATAGAGAGTTTAAAATTTGAAAAGGTTAATAAATATACATTTTAAGGAGGATTTATAATGGGAGAAATAATGAAGAGAACAGAAGAAATAAGAGTTGAAACAGAAGAAGAAGCAATGGCACTTATTGAAAGTTTTAAGGAAAAATCTAAGACTGAGGGATATGAAATTGTTTCTTATTGTTCAACACATAAAGTAAAAAAAGATGATGATTTTTATATTGTTAAAATTATTATGAAATGGTGCTAATTTATTGAAGTCAAGAGTTTAACTCTTGACTTTTTTTATGAATTATGATATAATTATATTATAAAATAAAAGAGGTGAGAAAATGGCAAAAAGAAAAGAGTTAAATGAATATTATCGTAATAAGTTTGGAAAAGATTTTTCAAGTTCAACTCTTAGTAAATGGGGCAAAGAAGGGAAGATTAGGCGAGAAATCCTGCCAAATAAAACTTATGATTGGAATTTTGAAGATTTTAAGAATATTGTTGATTCAGAACAATATTATAAAAAATTAAAAGCAAGGAAACAAAAGCCACAAGATTTTATTGGAAAAACAAAAGGATATTTATATATCAAAGGGATTGTACCCGTGGAAGAACGGAATCAAGAATATCTTGGAACAATGATGTATTGCGATTGTTTAAGATGTGGAAAGAAGAATATTCAAGTTAGATTCACATACTTGTCTGATAATGGAAATTATCATCAATATGGCTGTGGATGTGAGAGAAAAGAAAGAGCTTTTTTAGCCAGTGCAAGAAAAGGACTAACATCAGAACTATTATTTTCTTATAAAGACGATTTTGAAAAGTTTCTTTTTATTCATAAAGCATTGGTGGGAAATACAGACAAATATTATACAACTTGTGCAATTGAAGAATATATACAGACAATAGATTATTTTTATAACAATGAACAATTTAACCAATTATATCTTTTTTTGGGAAAAAATAAAAAAGAGAACACTTTTTATGACTGGGGTAAACCAAGCTTAGACCATATAATCCCTAAATCAAAAGGTGGCGGACATAATAAAGAGAATTTACAATTTTTAACTGTTTTTGAAAATTTAGCAAAAAGAAATATGACATGGGCTGAGTGGGAAAATTTTAAAGAAAAAACACATATAACGTCAGATTATTTTATCGAAAATATTATTACGAAGAAGGGAGGGGTGGATTATGAATAATATTGCAAGATTTGATTGTCATTCACATAGCGAATATTCAAACATCCGCTTACTTTGACAGTATTAATCGTCCTAGAGATATGATTTTAACAGCTCATAAATTAGGTATGAAAGGTATAATTTTAACAGACCATGAATGTCTATCTGGTCATGTAAAATGGCTGAACGAAGAAAGAGACTTAAAAGAAAAAGGGTTGATCCCTCCTGAATTTAAATGTGGTTGTGGCAATGAAATTTATTTAGTGAATGATAGAAATAATATTCAATGTTATTGGCATTTCATTTTGGCAGCAAAAAACACAGAAGGACATAGAGCTTTAAGAGAATTAAGTTCAATTGCATGGCGTAATAGTTATTCATCAAGAGGTTTAACAAGAGTGCCAACTCAAAAAAATGAACTCAAAGAAATTGTTAATAAATATCCAAATACTTTAATTGCTACGAATGCCTGTCTGGGCGGTGAGCTTCCGCATTTAGTAGAAGAACTTGTAAAAGCAGAAAAAAGAAATTCAGAAGATGAAATAATTAAAATTAAATTAGAAATAGTGGATTTTTTAAACTATTGTCTCGAATTATTTGGAGAAGATTTTTATATTGAAATCGCCGCTGCCCCAACAAAAGAACAAAAACTTTTTAATCAAAGAGTGAAAGCAATTGCGAAAGCTTATGGAATAAAGATAGTAATTGGTTCAGACGCTCATTATCTTACTTCGAACGAAAGAGAAGTTCATAAAGCTTATCTTAATTCAAAAGATGGGGAACGAGAAGTAGATAATTTTTATTATTATGCTCATATGATGGATAATGAGGAAGCTTATAATAATATTTCAGATATTTTTACAGAAGAAGAATTTAAACAAATCTGTGAAAATTCTATGGAAATTTATAATAAAATTGGGAGTTATGATATCTTTAGAAATCCTATTATACCAGAAGTTCAGGTAAAAGATTACCCTCCATTTACTTGTGAAACAGATTTTACTGGGGGCTATAACCCAGATTGGTATTTCCCCACAATTGATGATTTATTGTGTAGTCAAGAAATTCAAGAAAGATATTGGATTAATGAATGCTTAAACGCATTGCGTGAAAAAGATTTATACAATACAAAATATCTTGCTCGTATCGAAACCGAAGCGAAAGTAATTAAAACCATCGGAGAAAAACTTGGAGATTGTTTGTTTAAATACTTCAATACTTTTCAACATTTTATTGATTTATTTTGGAATTGTGGGTCTCTTGTTGGACCCGGAAGAGGGTCAGCAGTATGTTTTTTATCAAATTATTTATTGGGTGGACAATAATAGTAACGCCCATTAACATCTAATTATTTATTAATAATGTTATTTAAGCAGCTTAAAGTGTAAGAAACACATTCTTAAATAGCATCGGGGAAGCCTAAATCTTTACAAATGAGATATGGTAATCCCGAACCAAGTGTTAAATATTCAAAAAGGGAAAATAAAATAAAATAAAAGAAGGAGGTGAAAGATATATATATGTTTTGTTATAGAATAGTAAATAATATAAATAAAAAGGAATATATTGGAATAACTGCTGATTTTGAAAGAAGAATGAAACAACATAAAAATCAAAAATCCAATAGTTTGATTCACAACGCTATCTTAAAGTATGGTAAAGAAAATTTTACTTATGAAATTTTAGCTTCGGAATTATCTATAGAAGAAGCTGAAAAAATGGAAATTGACTTGATTAAAAAAAGAAATACTTTAGCTCCAAATGGATATAATTTAGCAAAAGGCGGATTACATGGCGGCTCTAAAATAAAAATAACAGATGAACAAGTAGCTTATATAAAAAATAATCGAAATTTGCCTTTATATGTTCTTTATGATGAATTTTCAGATTTAATTTCTTACGGGTATTTTAAAGAAATATATAAAAATAATGTAAGACCAGACATTAAGCCTGCAGTAGAAATGTATCCATACAATTTAGAATTTTCAACTCAATTTACTAGAACTAAATTAACTTATCAAAATGTTGTAGATATAAGAAAAGCTTATGCCAATATGATAGATTGGAAAGAGATATATCCTAAATATAAAGACAAAGTTGCCGAATCTACATTTTTCGATGTCTACAGAGGTCAAAGCTTTATGTTGATAATGCCAGAAGTATTTTCAGAAGAAAATAAAAAGAAACATTTTTCATTATCTCGTTCTGGTTCTAAAAATGGTAATGCTAAATTAAAAGCTGATGATGTTAAATTAATACGAAAAATGCATGAAGATAAGAAAACAAATAAAGAAATTAATGCTTATTTCCCTCAAGTATCAATTGATACAATACGTGATATAATAAATTATCGAACTTGGAAGAATATTTAACAAAGGTGTATCGACTATCCTAGTTAATAGGAGTAGAGCTACTATTGATACTTAGCTCGAAATGGTGTTCTTTCTATAAACAAATAGAAAGTAAGATATAGTCAGGTCTTATAGAAATATAAGAATAACCGATTACGCAACTAGACCCAGTTAAATGGGGTTTACATTATTGGAGATTTTTAAACGAAGAAAGAATAGAGCTACCTGATATTGATATCGATCTTGCTCCGTCAAAGAGAAAAAAAATTTTTGAGGAAATTAGAAAAGAGCGTGGAGAATTAAATTGTATTCAGGTTTGTACTTTCGGTACAGAAGGGACTAGATCTAGTATAGCAGCTGCTTGTAGAGGATATAGAAGTTCAGAATATCCCAATGGTATTGATAATGAAATTGCTTTATATTTAAGTGGATTAATTCCTAATGAAAGAGGTTTCTTGTGGTCAATAAAAGAAATGGTTTATGGAAATCCAGAAAAAGGTAGGAAACCAAATGAAACATTTATAAGAGAACTCAACAAATATCCCGGACTATTAGAAATTATTGAGTCAATAGAAGGATTAGTGTGCCGCAGAGGACAACACGCGTCTGGTGTAATTTTCTATAACTCAACTCCTTATGAGACGAATGCGATAATGAGAAGCCCAAATGGTGATTTAACAACTCAATTTGATCTCCATGACTCGGAACAGTTAGGGGACGTTAAATACGATAAGAAAATAATTCTTCAATAAATTAAAAGTGAGGTGACTTTATGTCCCCAAGAAAAAATTTCCCTATAGAAACTATTGAAGAACTTTTATTTAAAGGATATAATATTACTCAGCTTGCAAATCATTTTCAAACAAGTAGACAAACAATGTCAAAATTTTTAAAGCCAATTCTTTAGTTACAAATAAAGAGAAACAATTGATTAAATGTAAAGAAGTAAGTAGTCAATATGTTTCAGAACTTTATCTTGAAGGAAAAACCATTAAAGAAATTTCTATTCTACTTGGCGTAAGTAATACAGTTATAAAGGATCGATTAAAAGTAGCTAACTGTAAAACAAGAACAAATTCAGAAGCACATAAAAAATATTTTGAAGATTTTCGATACTTTGACTCTATAAATACCTATGATAAAGCCTATTTATTGGGTTTTATTTGTGCAGACGGGTGGGTGTCTCGTAGAAATGAATTAGGAATTTCACTTGCTTTAAAAGACAAGGGAATGGTGTATTGGTTTAAAAATCAATTAAAGACGGATAAGCCAGTAATTGAAAAAGAAAACAGCGCGACTTTAATAATTCAAAATGAAAAAATTACACATCAATTAAATCAATATAATATAATTCCAAACAAAAGTTTAACACTGGACATTAAAACAGTGATAAATAAGGCCAATATTTCAAGAGAATTAATTCCAGCATTTTTATTGGGTTATTTTGATGGAGATGGTGGAATTTATAAAACAATTACTAAAAAAGGGTGCGTTCAATATAGTTGTTCAATTACTGGCACCTATGAAACTTGTTTGTATTTTAAAGAATATTTTGATAACATTGGTTTCTTTACTAAAAGACATCAAGATGATAAAAATAATTATACTTATCAAATTGGTGGGAGAAATCAAGTTAAAAAAGGACTGGGTAAATTATATCAGATAAAAGATAAGTTAAGTTTCTATTATGAAAGAAAATATAATATTTATTGTGAATTATGACTAAGGTCCTAATATACAGTGATGTATATTTGAAAGGGATTGAACCTGATTACTCAAGGGTGTAGAAAGAGCGTTTTAGTTTTTAGTAGGAAATGACTAATTAATCTTTTTGCTAACTGGGAAACCTGACCAAGTTATGTTGAAGGCAATCCAGTGCCAAGCTCACTTTGAGAAGGTCTATCGACTATCCGCTGAAATGTGGTTAGAGGTGAAGATGAGTTACACCTCGAAGTGGTCCCCTCTTATGTTTATATAAATGTAAGATGAAGATATAGTCAGTGCCATTAGAAATAATGGAATAACACGTTGCTTGTGACTGAAATAAGTGATAAAATTACAGCTTGTATTGAACTTTTGGTTGAAGATAAAATACTAGAAAATAATCTAAGTTTTAGAGAAATTTATAACAAATATCTACACCCTGAAAAGATAGATACTACTGATGAAAAAATTTGGAATGCTTTAGGTGAAGGAAATATTATGGACGTTTTCCAATTTAGTTCAAAAGTTGGTTTAGCTACAGCTCGACAAATAAAACCTAAAGACCCTATTCAAATGACATCTGCTAATGCGTTAACATTGGCGCTTACACAGCTTTACTACTAATCAGTAGGGTACATTGAATAATGTGCTAACGGGGAAGCCTGAAGCTCCTGCCGTGAGGTATAGGTATGGTAATCCCGTGGGAAATATCAATTCATCTCCATACAGAGGTGATTTTATGTGAATAGGAAATATTAAAAAATTGAGAAAATTATTTCCAGATTTAGTATTTCCTATTCGCAATAGATGAATTGATAACTCCTGTAGAGACTATCCCGAGTGAGATTGGGAGTACGATTACTATTGATACGTAATTGGAAAAGGCGTGCTTTTTACAAAGAGTAGAAAGTAAGAGATAGTCCAGACCACAAACAATTATTATAATTGGCAGGGAAACTTGTAGTGGTATGTAATGCGATTAATGGGAGAAAAAGGAAAAGAAAGTCCAATAGATAGATATTGTCGTTTAAAAGATGATATGTCATTGTGGTATAAAGAAGTAAGAAGTAAAGGTTTGTCTGAAGAAGAAATAAAAATTCTCGAACCATATTATCTTCCCAATTTTGGTGTTCCATGTAGTCAAGAAGATTTAATGGAAGTTTGTCTGGATAAAAATATTGCCAATTTTACATTGAGTGAAGCTAACGCCGCCAGAAAAATAGTTTCAAAAAAATTAGTAAATAAAGTTCCTGAACTTAAAGAAAAATTTATCTCTCAGTGTGGTAGTAGAAATTTGGGTGAATATGTATGGCAAACAGTAATGGAGCCGCAGATGAGTTACGCGTAAAGCACTTGCGCCCTTATACAGTAATGTATATTGAACAACTTCGTGAATTGCTGGAAAATCTGAAGCCGCTGTTGTGAAACATAGGTATGACAATCAGCAGCCAAACCGATTTAGCCAATCGGAAGGTTCAACGACTATCCTATTTAGGAGTAGGCTTTATGCCGAAGTGCGAAGTATCAACACAGAGCTAATAAATAAAAATAAAAGGAGGTGAACTAAATTATGAAAAGAATATCAATAGAAATAGAGAAGAGGATATGTAATGATTATTCGACAGGTAAATATTCATCGAGAGAATTGGGAGAAAAGTATAGTCTATCTAAATCAACAATATTAAGAGTATTAAAAAGAAACAATATTGAAGCGAAAAATAGAAGACTAGTAAATACAAATTTGGACATAAATTATTTTAAAGAAATAAACACAGAACAAAAAGCATATTTTCTTGGTTTTATTTTTGCGGACGGTTGTGTTTCAAATGAAGAGCTTTTTATTGATATTAATGAAAAAGATATTGATATTTTAGCTAAATTTAGAGAAGAAATAAATAGTCAAGCAAAAATATCAACAAGAATAAAAGGAAAAAGCTCTATGAGTAGAATTGTTATTAAAAATAAAACATTCACAGATCATCTATCTAAATATGGTATTATTAAAAATAAAACTAAAAATACGAAACATCTTCCATATGAAATAATCCCAAAAGAATTATGGAGACATTTTTTAAGAGGACTGATCGATGGAGATGGATGGATTACAAAAACAAAGGAAAATAGATATCATATTGGATATATCACTCAATATAATTCTACAGCATTGGATTTTATCTATATGATGAATGAACTCATAGAAGATAAATGGAAAAACAGAGTAATAAACAAAGATAAAAAATATTCTGTTGTTCAAATACAAAAATCTGAGCAAGTAAAACAGTTGGCAACTGTTTTATATATGAATAGCAATATTCATCTTAGTCGTAAATTTCAATTAGCTCAAGAAATTTTAGACTCAAAAAGTTGATAAAGATATAGTCTGGACTTTATGGAAACATAAAGCTCGAAAGAGATCACTATATGTGATAACACATTCGTTGCAAAACCTCATGCCTTAGCCTATTCATTTACTGGTATACAAACTCTTTATCTAGCAACAAATTTCCCCGAAATCTATTGGGATTGCTCTTGTTTGATTGTAAATTCTGGTGGAGCAGATTTGTTAGATATTGATGATATAGAAGAAGAAGATAATGAAAATGAAGAAGATGAGGCATTAAAGAAGAAAAAGAAAAAGAATAAAACAGTTAACTATGGAAAAATAAGCACGGCAATTGGTGAAACAAAAGCAAAGAAAATACAAGTATTACCACCCGATATAAATAATTCATCTCTTATATTTAAACCAAGTTTAGAAAAAAATGCTATTCTCTATGGACTTAAGGGATTAAATCGTATAGGTTCTCAATTAGTATTACAAATTATTTCTAATCGTCCTTATTCTTCAATAGAAGACTTTCTAACTAAGGTGAAAGTAAATAAACCACAAATGATTAATCTAATTAAAGCCGGCACTTTTGACGAACTTTATCCAGATAAAACTCGTTATGAAGTAATGGATTTATATATAGATTTAATTGCTGATAAGAAAAAAAGAATTACTCTACAAAATATGATGATGTTAATTCGATTTGATTTAATTCCACAAGAACTTGATTATGAGCGCCGCCTCTTCAACTTCAATAAGTATTTAAAAGGTTTTAAATCAGAAGATGATTATTTATTGGACACAATAGCTATGAACTTCTTTGAAAACAATTACGATACTTCTCTTCTAAAAGAAATTCTAGTAGACGATGAAGGAAAAACCGGTGTTATTTCTCAAAAAACTTGGGATAATATTTATAAAAAGGGAATGAACCCATTGAGAGATTGGATTAAAGCTAATCATGATGAGATTTTAAATACTCTTAATCAAAAACTTTTGAATGAAGCGGCGGAAAAGTATACTGAAGGCAATATAAGTAAATGGGAAATGGATAGTTTAAGTTTCTATTATCACGAACATGAACTTGAAAATTTAAGAAAAGACTTATATGGAATTTCAGATTACTCTAAACTTCCTAAAGAACCTGAAATTGATAGAAGTTTCTTAACTAAAGATGGAAGCAATATTACTATGTATAAAATTACACGTATTGCCGGCACAGTAATAGATAAGAATAAAGATAAGGGATTGATTACTTTACTTACTACAGATGGTGTAGTTTCAGTTAAAATTTGGAAAAACCAATTCGCCGCTTGGGATAAACAAATTTCTGAAAGAGATAGTGAAGGTAAAAAACACGTTATTGAAAAATCTTGGTTTACTAGAGGAACTAAACTAATAATAAGTGGAGTTAAACGTGAAGACAGTTTTATTCCTAAAAAATATAAGAGTTCTGAGTATCCATTGTTTGAAAAAATAATAGAAATTGATGATAAAGGTTTTATTATCAATTCAACAACAGAAAGAGCAGAAGAGTAATGGAAAGACACAAGTTAATCTTGTGTCTTTACTTTAAAGGAGGAAAATAAAAATGGTTGAAATTAAAGATGGAAATTTACTTGAAGCTAAAGATGTAGATATTATTCTCCATCAGGTTAACTGTATGGGAGTTATGGGTGGCGGCATAGCAAAACAAATAAAAGGAAGATATCCTTATGTTTATGAGGAATACTTAGCTTTCTGCCAAGAAAGGACAGATAGACTAGGAGAAATTTTAGTTTGTGAAACGCCAGACTTTTTTATAGCAAATTGTTTCGGGCAATATGGCTATGGAACTTACAAAACTTTTACAGATTATGAAGCCTTAAGAGAGTGTTTTAATAAAGTAGCAAAACTGGTAAAAACAATGGAGAAAGACTATAATCGTCATTTAAGAATTGGGATACCTTATAAAATTGGTTGTGGCTTGGCTGGAGGAGATTGGCAAATTGTATATAGAATAATTTGTGAAGAATTTAATAAGCTTGACGTTATTCTTTATAAGTTATGAGGTGAAAAGGATTGGCAAGTATATGTTTATATGATATTGATTTTTTACATGGAGCAAAGTTTTCAATTAATTTAGAATTAATGAAGATTTTTAATTATTATTATACACAAGGGCATAAAGTAAGGTTGGCAAAGAAAAATGATACAGAAGAGTGGTATGACCAAAAAATCTTTTTTCTTCAAAATCCAAAATGTCGTTTTCCTCAAAAATTAAAGTTAACTGGTGATAATATTACTTTATATGGGTATGGTTTTTATAAAGACTTTAAAGATTTAAAAAAAGAAATCAAGGCTGTGCCGCCCAGCTTTATGGTTTATGATACTAGCTATGACCTAATAAAAAATAAGAATATCTATGAAAAGATAAAAGACTCTTCTTTAATAAGAGTAGAAAACAGAGATTTCTCTTATTATAATCCAAATAAAAAAGCTTTATATGTAGCAGATTACGATTTCTTTTCAGTTTCTAATAATTTTGAATTTTTAGAAGAATATTCTAAACATAATATAAGTTTTCTTTGGGGATTAAGAGCAAAAGATAAGGATACTTTTTTAAAGCTATTTCGTTATTTACATAACGTAAATAGAAGAATTGTTATTGATTTTGATTATGATGTTAACTTCTTTAAAACTTATTACAATGAAAACATAATGTTTTTATTCGATAGTGAAAAAGAAAAAGATTTATTAAAAATAATTCAAATGATTTTATACGCAAAAAATAAAAATCAAATACTATTTTTAGAACAAAGCTCTAAACCTATTTTATCTAATTTATCTAAATGGAGTTCTTCAAAAGATAAAATTTCCTTTTATGATTATTGTATTAATAATAATAAAAAAGATTGGTTTATTAATAACTTTACTGATAGAAAAGAATTAAGACTTTTACTTAGACAAAATCCACAGTTTTTTGATACTCAAAATCTTGACTTTTAAAGCAAAAAATGTTATAATTATATTATAAAATAAAGGAGGAAAAATTATGGAAAAGAGTAGGTTAGAAACTTTGAAGTTTACTTACGAAAATAAAGAGAAGAAGCTAAAAGAATTAACTTCTAATCAAACCAATTTTGTCTTTAATAAAGAAATTAAAACGCTTATACTAGAAATGGAAAGTTTAAAAACAGAAATCGAAAGTATAGAGGCGGCAGAAGGAGGAAACTAAATGATAGATAAGGTTAAATTAAATGACGGAGCTTTACTTATTCCATATGATAAATATGAAGAGTTTATGAGAGAGTTCTTAGCTATAGAAGAAGAAAAGGAAAAAGAAACTATAGAAATTATAAAAGATAATGTTGCGCCGCCCACTGATGAACCTATAGATTATTTCTCATTATTTTCTGACCCAGCTCTACAGATTAACGAAGAAAATACTATTGAAACTTTCTCGTTAGTAGAACGTTCAATTTTAATTAATGAAGAAATTGAACCTTATACCGCAACTTATGTTTTTAATCTTATAAGGTTCTGGAATACAATTGATGATATGGAAGATATACCAATTGAAGAAAGAAAACCGATTAAAATTTATATTGACAGTCCGGGTGGCGACTTGGACGCAACTTTCAGTATAATTGACTCGATTAAGTTAAGTAAAACACCAGTTTATACAATAACTTATGGCATAGGCCATAGCGGTGGCTTTTTTATTGGTATTGCCGGACACAAACGTTATGGTATGCCGCACTCCTCTTATATGTTCCATGAGGGTTGTGGACAGGGCGGCGGAGATGCTCATAAGTATATACAGAGTGTTAAATTTTATGAGAAACGTTTATCTCAGTTAAAAAAGCATACTCTTAAAAACACAAAAATATCAGAACAGAGCTATAATAAACATCGTAAAGATGATTTGTGGCTAACAGCGGACGAAGCTTTAGAGCTTGGTATTATAGATGAAATACTAACTGAATTTATATAAAAAGGAGAAAAAATATGAAAGAAATGATAGATAATGTAGCAAATATAGAAATAGTAAATGATTTGCTGGAATTGCCAGATGAGCAGTTCCACGCAGCTTATTCAATGATGAAAGAAGAAATTGATAAAATGCTAACTTCAAAAAGAGCAGAAGCAAGTATAAGAGACAATATTCGTTTTGGTGAACTTGATATTGAAGAAGAAAGAGAAAACATAAAGAAGTCTAAAGAGAGTCTTAAATCTCTCGATTTTTCTACTGAAAAAGAAAATTTTCTTAAACAGCTTTTTGATACTAGTTTGAAAACAGTAGAAAAGGTTTATGCTAATCCGATAGAAGAAGTTAAAGTTGATATAGTTCTTACAGATGAAAACGCTAAACTTCCTACTTACGCTCATTTTGACGATGCGGCGGCAGATATATATGCTTTAGAAGAAACAACAATTAATCCTAATGAAACTAAGATAGTAAGAACTGGATTGAAAATGGCAGTTCCGGTAGGATATAGAGTAGAAATTTATCTTCGTTCTGGAGTGGGAGCTAAAACTAAACTTCGTTTAGCAAATGGAGTAGGACAGATAGATAGCTCTTATCGAGGAGAAATTGGCTTGATTATAGACAATATTGGAGATACACCTTATACAATTGAAAAGGGTGAAAGAATATGTCAAATGATGATTGAGCCGGTATATCATATAGGATTTAATAAAGTAGAAACACTTAACTCAACAGAACGTGGGGAAGGCGGTTTCGGTAGCACAGGCAAGAGTTGATTAGCTTGAAACTAAAATATGAAGAAATTAAAAAAACTATTGAAGAAGCAAATTGGACTTTAATTTCAGAAACCTATAAAAATTTGAACACAGATTTACAACTGCTTTGTCCGCTAGGTCATGAAGTATATATGACCTATGCTGACTGGCGTAATAAAGCTGAATGTTTAATATGTAAAAAATCTCCTATTGTTAAAATCAATGAAAAACCTAAAAAAAAGAAAGGTTATAGAATATTAGCTTTAGACCAATCTACTAATACTACAGGTTGGAGTTTATTTGAAGATGGAAAGTTGTTGAATTATGGACAATGGACTTCTACCGGAAATGAAACAATACAGAAAATTAGCTGTGTAAAGACTTGGTTATCAACTATGATTGATAAACACCAACCAGATAAAATTATTTTAGAAGATATACAATTACAAAGTTATATTACTAGCAATAACAATAGTGGAGATATGGTTTTAACATACAAAAAACTCGCCGCCCTACAAGGAGTTTTATGTAATTTCCTCTATGAAAATGGAATTTCATATACAATTGTGCCACCAGCGACTTGGAGAGAACACAGTAGTATCAAAGGAAAAACTAGAAACGATAAAAAGAAGAGCGCTCAAATTCGAGTTAAAAACATTTATGAAATAGATGTTAATGTGGACGTAGCTGAAGCTATTCTGATTGGTGATTGGGCTACGGAAAAAATAAAAACAGTAGAAAAAGTAAGTTTCTACTAATAAAAAAGAAGAGGAGTAGATTAATTTCTACTCCTCTTTCTTATTTTACTTTGTAAATATTCCATATATATCTGTCTGAACAATCGAAGGTATCATAAAGAGTTCCATTTAAAACGCAAGTAATATGACCGTTCATAGTAATAAGCCATCTACCTTTTAAATTTAATTTTAAAAAATCCTCTACCGTTTTAACTCTTTCTGTTGGATAAAATTTTTCAAATCTTTCTGCTAGATATTCGTTAATGAAATCTACTTCCGTAAAAGTAATTCCTTTTCTACACCCATAATCAGATAGCATTTTATAGGTCTTGGTCCAACTCCAATTTAAAGCTAATGAAATTGCTCGAACAACACAGTCATTAACTTTTCTTCCTAAAGGATTGGCATTGTAATATTCCCACATTAGATTTTTTTCATTTTTTCTAAATGTTTCCTTATTACTTCTTTTTCTTTAGGAGTTTCAGCAAAGTCAGCAAGAGACTCTACAAACATACAAACCGCCGCCATAGCCATTTCAATACCATCTATCATACGGCTTTCACCGTCTCCATGGCGATATCTGTCTCGTCCTTCGTTATAGGCGTCCATACCTTCCATCATTCTTTCCATATAACGTTCGGAGCGTTCGTCTAAATAAGGATAATTTCCATATCTACCTCTTGCTTCCCAACGACCATCGTTATAACCTCTTTCATTATAACCTCTGTCATAGCCCCTTTCATTATAACCATCTTCCATATATCTTCCTCTACTATCACGTCTTTGGAACATATTATAATCACCACCCTTTTCTTCATCAATTTCAGATTGATAGTATTTAGCTTCTTTTATATCCTTGTAAATATCTATAAGCTTAAAAGTAGTTTCAAGATTAGAAGAACTTATCCCTTTTTCAGCTATAGCTCCTAATTCTTTTTCTACTTTTTCAAGCAACTTGTTCATATCCATTTCTTATCCCTCCTCTGTAGTAGTTTCAATAGGTAATGCTGAGGCGGCACGAGAACATCCAGAACAACCTGTCTTAGCTAATAGTTTAAAAACTCCGCTTTGAATATCTGTATGAACTTTTACAGGATAAATTTTTCTAGGGTAAATCTGACAAGCATTTACATTAGAACAATTACAATTTACTAAAGGATAAGCTGTTGTATCTGTTCCAATTGTAATTGATACTGTCGCCGCAATTGTTGTTTCCTCTGGAATTTCCTGAGCAATTAGTAAACAATATCTTTCGCAATTACCATAAGAACCTTCTGGCAAATTAATAGTTAATACTCCATCGGCAAAAGTAATTGCTTGTGAGAGAACAAGTCTCTCACAAACACATTTAACACTAGGACAACTCATATGTTATCCCTCCTTAGCAGCAAGCGCCGCAACCGTTATTTAAAAAAGCATTAACTGGAAAAGTCTGATAAGGACTCATTACCGGATAAGCTGGCTTAGGACAAGGCTGAAGTTGTTCAATTAAAGCTCTTGTCTGTGAGTTCTGAGAAAGCTGGAATTGAGCAGATTGAAGTTCTGTTCTAAGCTTATCCATTTCAGACTGAACAAGATGATTGATTATTCTATCTGTGTTTCTATCAGCATTAGTAATAATATCACAAGTCTGTTGAGCTAAAGCATACTTAATATTTTCTTGTCCTCTTTCAAGATTGCAACAACAGCTTGCTAACTGATTAGCTAATGAATTGAAGCCAGCCTGTGTATTAAATCTGCTTTCCATAAGTCCCTGTTTAGTTTCACAGCAACAATCTTTGATGTTGTAGTTAGTCTGCGCTATAGCGGAATTAATTCCATTAAAGCCTTGACACAGTGTTGACTGTAAACCATTAAAACCTTGAAGATTTGCTCTATCTGCCGCACACATAGCTTGCTGGAACTGAGTGCCAAGATTTGTTATACCGAGATTTACGCTATAAAAACCATCACACAGACCTCTTTCAAGACCTCTCTGTCCATTATCTAACTGATTAAAGTTAAAAGCATCAGTTAAACTTTGCTGAGTTGCCGGAACACAACAAGCATTATAGCCAAAGCTGCCAAAGCCACCAGTTGGAACTACTACTGTATTTGTGCCGCCATCGCAACCACAACCATTTCCACCGTTATTGCCCCAGCCACGACCATTCATTCCTAAGAATAATATAAGAACGATAATCCACCAACCAGAGCCATCACCAAAACCATTATTCGAACCATTGCCACCATTTCTGAGCGCCAATGCGTCCGCCACCGTAAGACCTTTTTCTTCCATAAATAAAACCTCCATTAAAATATATTTATTACTTTAATAGACTTAGAAAATTATTTAACTCCTGACCAAAGTTCTGTCCTCTTTGTCTAAAAAAGTTTTCAGCTATTGAATTGATACTATTAGTATCTCCTTTTTCGGCATATTGAATAAGTTCATTAATCATAGGATCATTTATATTATTATTTTTAATATAAGACATCACTATTTGCTGAGGGTTTTGCCCTTTAACTAAATTAATAAAATCCATATTTATCATAAATTCCAATCACCCTTTCCTTTTGAAGTGTTTTGTATATCAGATATCTTTTGTTCTATCTGACTTAATCGTTTTTCATATTGTTGGAGCTGAGAAACTATTTCATTTTCTTCTTGTTTTACTTCCTCTTGTGTTGACTGTGTTTTGTTTATATCCAAGGGAGCAATTTTATAAGCCCAAAATAAAGGGTTTCCATTCTGCATGGTTTTAATATACATTACTCCTTCCTGTAGACATAAAGCTACTGAAATTCCCGCTCCCACCGGAACATTAGCCACCTCTAAAGTTGAGTTAATATTATATACATTACCTTGAGGTTGGGGAAATAAAGGCTGAACATTCTGTTGAAATTGCGCCGCCCCTTGTGAAAAACACATATTTTGATTTTGACCTTGATTTGTATTATAATTGTAGGACATTTTATCACCTCACTTATCCTTTCACCTAATAGTGAATTTTAAAAACCAAAAATTAAAAAAATTGGATAAACATAAGGAAAGTTCTATTTTTTAGACAATTTCATTTTCCTTATATTTATCCATTTTTTACAAATTATTCTTTAATAAAAGGCATCAGAACCTCTAATGTATCCCAGCTTAATTGAATTGGTTCTAGCTCTTCTAAATTAATATAGACTTCCGGCATTTCTATTTCTTCATTTTCAAAACAAGTTAACTCTAATCCTAATTCTTCCACTCTATCATCTGGAAATTGAATAGACTTTGTTTCTTCATTATAAGTGCCACCATAACGTTCTCTTAATTCCTCTATTAAAATTCCATAATATTCTAATTCTTTTTTAACAATATCTTGTATTTTTAATATTCTATATTTTGTTGAAATTTTTAAATTCTCTTTTGATTTAATTTCTTCAAGGGCAGCGCCAAGTGGTGCTATTAATCTTCTTTTAATTGTCATATTTTTCCTCCTTAAAATTGAGAAATTAAAATTTTATTTTCTGGATAATTGCTTATATTAGAAACAGCGTCCGAGGCTGTAAAAAAACCTGTGTTCGCAATACAACCTATTAACCTAGTTGGTCCAGAATTAATTGTAATATGGCTTCTTATTTCTCTATTCACAATTTTATTTTCCAATTCAGTTTCAATTGAACGATAAGGACCATAACCGTATCCAGAGTATCCGAAGTTTTGAAAAGGATAACAGCTTGCTATTTGATAGAATTTTCCCTGTAGATTATAAATATTTCCATTCATTAAGTTATTATACACATAATCTTTTATTTCTGTTGGGTAGCTATATGAAGATGAAAGAGTTGGATATCCTCTGCCGCCCCAACCAGAAAAACCACCATCTCTTTTTAAAGTTGTTATAATTGATTCACCATTACGTCCATGAAGAAAATAAACTGAACGTAAGAGTTTCGCATATACTCCAAAATTCATTAATTGAGTTTGTTTATCTCCTATGTCTCCCAATTCATCTCTACATAGTTGACACATTACAGATAATTCATAATCTGTAATTAAATTTTCATCAAGTTTTTGAGAATAATAATGTTCCATTTTTGAAGTTGGTATCAAAGATGTTTCAACTGGAAAATTTCCATTGACTTCCTTAACTTTTAAATATCTAAAAAGTTTATTTAAAAAGCCACATGGATTAGAAGGAGGAGTTAATCTAAACTCCTCTCTATCCGTCCATATTCTACTTACATCAGAACCATACCAAGTTCCTTTTCTTATCTGTAAATGTAAATGAGGTCCAGAACTATAACCGGTATTACCAGAAGTTCCTATAATCTGTCCATTTTTAACTATATCGCCTTCATTCACATCAACTGTTTTGAGATGCATGTATGTAGCATAGTAGGTTTCTCCTAAATTTTGAAATTCAATTACAATACAATTGCCCGTTTCCGTAGTGCTTCCGCCATACCAAGTATTATAATTTCTATCTTTTCGAGTTAAGAAAATTTTTCCGTCTGTAATCGCATAAATTGGAGTGCCTTCTGGAATGGCAAAATCAACAGAGTCTGTTCCATCGTGTGAATGGTAGCCCGGCACATCATCATCATTAACAAAACGTCCATTTTGAATTGGAAAACTCCATATGTGTTTCATTTATATATCCTCCTCTACATAATAAGTTATATTACTTATATTAGTTTGTGCCGCCGACCCAGCATTTTCTGTTGTTTCATTAGGAGCAATTCGTAAATTTAATTCGTCTAAAAAGTCTTGAATTGGTATCCAAGTTATTTCATTATATAAAGTAGCTGAAGAAGTTCCGGCATTTTCATATTTAGAACTCATTAATCCAATATAACCATTTTCTAAAACTGTTTTAATTAATCCTTCTTCTCTTAAAAAACTTTTTACTTTTGTCTCACTTATTTTCCCATCTTCGATTTTTTCAGAATGTTGATAAACTGTTCTACCAGAATAACCTTTTACCTCGTTTTCAACTTTCTTTCCACCTATGTCGTGATAGTGAGTAATAAGCCCCAAATTTGAAACCGTTTGAATAACTTCATCGATACGATCTTCTACATATTCTTTAATATTAAGATTACCTATTGTAATTCCATTTTTATTTAAGGTAATTGTATTATTATCTTCTTCTATTGAAATTTCATCTGAAAAATTTGATAGAGTATTATCTTCCTCTTTATCTCCTAGTTCTTTTACCTTACCGCCTATATACAAACTACCATCATCTAAAATTGAGAATAAATTCATATATTGATTGTTCTCTAATTTTACACAACTAAACAGTCGTTCAGTATTAACCTTATCAGTTCCTTTATTCTTTTTATTATTAATAAAGATACCAATATTTTCTGTTTCAGTAGTCAATGTTTCTTCTGAACCTTCTATTTTTTCTGTATAATATATGATCGATGGTCCGGCGGCGCTCACATATAAAGTTTCGTGTATAGTAGATACAGGAAGAGTTTTAAACTTTTCATTATATAAATGAACATTAATAAAATAACTTAATTCATTTATAGTATTAAGGTCTTTATCAGTAAGAAGTTCAAAATCTTTTTCCTCTAAAGTTTGAGAAAGAGCTATTGGGCGAATGCCTTGACCAGTTTCATAAAGTTTATTATTATTTGTGTTATAAACATATTGTTTATCTAAATATTCTAAATAGGAATTTTCGCCTAAGAATGTTTGCTTAAAAATAAATTGATAAGTGATGCCTAAATAATAGTAATCACCTAGATAATAATATTCTGAAAATTCTTTTAAATTTGAAATTTCAATATAATCTTCTTCTGTTTTATAGAAATTTATACCACTATAATTTAAAAGCTCTTCTTGTGGATTATCAGCTAAAATTATTTTTTCAATAGCTTCGTATAACGTTTCGTTATCTTCTGTTTTATATAAATAAAGTAAATTATCTCCTAAAATTGAAACTAAAGGATAACAGCTACGTTGGGTTGTTTTAACTTTAGGCTTTTGATATTTATTAGGATTATAAATTTTACTTTGTAATTTATCAGCTACAAACATTTCACCGCCCAATGATAAACGAGCCGCATATCTAGAGTTTGTTGTTTCAGTTTTAAAAATTGGCTGTCCTTTATCATCGTAAAGAAAGAAACCTATGGAATTTTCTTTGGTTATATCTTGTTCTTTACTAAAATCACCTTGTGCTGCCGCCTCAGCATTATAACTATATCCAGCTCTTAATCTTAATTTTTTATCTTCAACTAATGATAAACCATATTTATTAAATTTAACAAAATCTCCAAATTGTTCTTTATTTTCATCTGTCGCTTGCGGCGAGCGATAAGCTGTAATACCAGAATTATCCCACAAGAAATAAACATATTTTCCATCTATAATCTGTATTTTATTAGTATCAAGAGTGCCGGCATTAATATAAGTAGCATTAATTCCTTTTGGAGATACTCCAGTATCCCAAGTTTGTCCACCATTATTTGAGAAAAATAAACCCTGACCATTAAGCTTATATTTACAATTGTGGTTATTTATGTCGCTACCAGATTGTCCATTATAATCTATTTTTAAATTATCCTCTTTAGTTTCTAATAAAATTAGTTGATTATCCAATAAACTATTTTGAAGAGAATTAGTTGTGATATTTTTTGTAGCTGTAAAATTATTAGAACGCTTATATGTGTTCTCATTCATTGTAATAGATTGAACTGTAGCATTTATTTTTTCAAATAATTCTTCAAAATCAGATTTATAATTCTGAACTTTTATTGATGTTTGATTTTGTACATCTAAATGCTCAGTTATTTCTACAACCATTACTTTAATTTTATTAGGTAAACCATTAATTTTATTTATTCCTAATAAATCTTCGTCTTCAATAAAAGAAGTATCGCACAAATCCATTGAGTAATCGTCATCTAATATAGATAAATCTGTTATGGTTATATTATAACTAGCTTTCGGTTTAGAGCTTTCTTTTTCGGCGGCTAATGCCCCATGATAGTAAGCATTTCCATTTAAATAATTACTATCAACCCAAGTTCCTTCCTTTAAAAAAGGTTCGTATTTTTTAAAGAAAGTTAAGGATAATTTATTAATCGCATTAAGATATTTTACCTTTTCTTTTGTCCATTTTTGAATTTGTTTATATTGTTCTGAGTAAAGTCCCATTAGTCCATAGTTAGTGTATTTATAATTATCTAAAAATTCTTTTTTATATTCAGAGAAAGTAGTTCCTTCAAGTTCTTTTAAAAAGTCCTCCGCTGTTCCACTTGTTGTAATAGGTTCTCCAGTTAAGAAAGAATTGTAGAAGCCATTAGTGAAAAAAGTCTTTTCAATTAATCCAAACAAAATATTTTTTTGCTCACTGAACTTTATTTCATAAGAAGAATAAACTTCACTTTTTTCTTCATTCTCTTTGGGCATAAATTTTAACATTAAATTTTTTATTCGATTAAGCTCTTGTTGAGCTACCTCAATTCCCGTTAAATTAACTTCTATATTTGCAGATAACTCTATCAACGACTCTTTTTGTAGATTAATTATTTTATTAGATAGTATATCATATTGTGTATTATAGTAGCCCATTTTCTTTAGATAACTCATATCATCACTATTTATACCATATAAATCAGCATTTACCTTGTCTTTATCTAATAATCCTTTTAAGATATAGTAGGAAAAATCAATTATATAATTATCTTTTGATGGGTTGTCCGCCGCAACCTTAATTGAACAAAGTCCATTTTCAGATAATTCACTGTCTACATCTTCCACATATAGTTTTGTTATAATTTGTTTACTATCTAAAGTTCTCTGAATGTTTTTAAGGTTCTTACCATATCTAAAGCCGAGTTTATTTTCTTTACCTTTTTCTGTTTGAAAATAAAGTGTTTTTGGCTTTTTTCCGCTATCAGCTTTAATTTTACCATTAGGATAATGTTCAATAAAAAAAGCTGGAAAAACTTCAAATACATTACTAATTTCTTGAATTAGATTAAAGCGATTTGATTTCTCGCCTTGTAAAGTCCTAATTTTTCTACAATGTTTTTGAGTTTCAAAACGATAAGGGCAGTATCCATATTTTTGATAGATACATATTTTATCTGTGCCGCCATATGAACAATCTTTCTCAGCTTGGTCTTTATAGAATTTACATTTATTTAAATCAAGGTAGTCTGTTAATATTTTATAGTCATCATCTGTATATTTTTCAGGGTCTAATCCATTTTTTTCATATTCGTTATTTAAATAAGATTTTAAACCAAAAGTATCTTGCGCCGCCCCATCATATTGAATTTGTTGTCTAAAGTATTTTGTATATGTGTAAGTCTCTCCTAATGTAATATCTGTTTCATCAAGAAATTCATTTATATTAGTTTCTTTATAATAAAAATTAGCACCTGCGGTCCAAGTATTTATATCAAAAAGAATATCTCTACCACTATATTTAAAGAAACCTTTAGAAAAATAATCTTTTCCTTTAGTGTAGCCTTCAAAGAACTGTGCGGAAGTTAAATTAAATATGGTTTCTTTTTCAGTTATTATGCCAAAATATGGATTAGATATAGTTAATTGGGTTTTAATAAAGTAATATTTGTTGAGTTCTATTTCAATTTTAATTCTTTTATTTTTATCAATAAAATAATCTCCGTTTGAAGTATATCCACCTTCGCCAATTACTATTTTAATATTCTTTAAATCTGTATCAATATATTCTCCATCTATATAAAGAACATATGTTTGTTCTTCTTTTATTTCTTTTTCTTGTCCTATTATTCCGAAATTTAAAAAAGTATGGTAATCTTCATTTTCTTCTTTAGTTTTATAGCTAGAATTAAATAAAAGTCCTTTTGTTGAGTTAGTATTTTCTTCTATTTTAACTTCAATTAAACTAGAAATATCCCCAATCTTATTGCTAATTTTCATAACTTCCCAACCTGTAGTTTCTGAAATATTAGTTCCGTTTTGAAGTAAGTTTCTAGCTAATTGAGGAGTTATAACCCTGCTTGTTTCATAAGAGCAAATACGAAATTTTTCGTCAGTATTTATCCAATCTTCCATATTGATAAGGTCTTTATAATCTTGGTCTGATTTATTATAAACTTTTACATATCTATCTATATCTTCTGAAATATTTATTTCAGTTCTATCACTAATAGAAAAGTTTTTTCCATAGCTTGCCGGCACATCGTTTATTTTACTTAAATAATCTGTATAATAAACAATTTTATTTCCATCGTTCTTAACTATTTTTTTATTATCTATATCATAACATAAATCTGTTTTAACAAGTTTATTCCAATCTTCAACAGTCATCACATAAGAAAAATTTTTGTTTAAAATCAATTCTTCTTCATCTATTAAAACTTCTTCTCCTTTAGGAATTGCTATAAACTGAATTAAAGCTTTTGGATTATTTGTGTTAGGAGTTAAACAATAATAATTCTCATTCCACATTGCCGGCTCTTCTGTTGCGTTGGCGGCGCTACTACTTGATTTAACATAACATAAACTTAGATTATTATAAGGTACATAAATAAATCCATCTGTCTTGACTTCTTCTAAAATTTTATTTAAAGGTTCTCCATTATCAAAGTTTCCATTGTCCCAAAAATATTTTTCTTCTCTAGCTAAGTCATCTGAAATCTCCATAGGTCTTTCTTCTTTTGAATTTAAATTAATAATTTTATGAGAACTTTCTAATGTAAAATTAATTCTATACGCCTTTATTTCATGAAACTGACTAACTGGAATTTTATAAAGTTTTTCTTTAGTATATTCAGTATAATCTCCCCAGTTATTCTGAGGAGAATAAGTCCACATACTGTCTTTTAAGACTTCGTTGACAAAAACACCAATTTCTTCAACATTATTATATAATTCTGTATCGAAAGTAAGACCATAACCATTTCTGGAAAGCTCATCAATAAAAGCATCTTCACATTTATAAGTATAAATTATTCCATGATGATTTTTTTGTTCTGTTATTTCTTTAACATAAAATTCAAACCATTTATCATTATAATTTAATTTAATTTTACTTTCATTAAAAATATAATCGCAATATTCATTGTGAATATAATCGTTATCTATTTCACTAAAAAAGTTTGAATATAATTGGAAAGTCAAAGAATTAGTTCCATTCTTTTTTCGTATGAGCTGCGGCGCAATAGCTTTACCTTTATAGTCCATATCATGACCGCCAATTATATAGGTTTTAGTTTCTTTTTTATTTCTATTTAAATCTAATTCTTCTTTCCAAATACTTATTTCATATTTCTTTTTTATTAAAGCCATTTGTTTACCTCCTTAATAGAATAAAGGATTGTATTCTATCTCTGCTTTATTTAAAATATCAGCATACCCATAATATAAAGGAGGAAAGTTAGCCCAGATATAATTACAAGCGTAAAACCACCATTCTTTAATTTCTCCTTTTATATTATCTTTTCCTTTTTGAGCATACCAATATAATTGAATTGTTTTTAGAAATTTATACTCTTTTTGAATAGAAAGTTCTCTTAATAAATCATGGGCAAATTTATTATCCTTATATTTTTCGAGTTCACTATCATTTCTAAAGTTAAGTTCTTCTTCATCAAATTGTTCTTTCCCTAAATAATCCTGTGCCGCCCTACGATAAACTTTATCAAAAAGCTCTTTTATTTCTTTGTCTTCTCCATATCCCCATTGAAAATCTCTAGCATCTAACCAAGTCTTGCCTCCCCAATCTTCATCATCACAAACTGGGATTATATCTATTAAAGACCAGCCAGTTGGAATTTTAAACCAATGCCCCTCTTCAATAGCCTCATTAAAGATATTTTTAGTTTTTTTAATAGGAAAAGTATTTTCGATTGTTTCATTATATAAAATTCTTTTTTCTGTATCTAAAAATAAAACATTTTCCTTATTGTCTTTTAAATTTATTTTCAAGTAATCGTCTGTATACCAAATAGGCAAACTATTTATATTAAAATTAATTTGAGGATATAATAGTTCAAAATTTTGTCTAAAAAACTCTGGAGGGTTATTAATATAATTATCTAAAAATTCTGAAAAATCTTTTTCTTCAAAAACTATATTAGATTTATAATTAGACAAAAGCATTATCAGAGTTGTCCAATATAATTCATAGATTTCTCTATTTGTAGAACAATTATTGTAAAGTTCTTCATATCTGTTGGCTATATATTCTCCCTCTTCAATACAATAACTATTATCAATTAAAGAAGATTGGTAATAGAATAGACGAATGTAATCTCCTAGTTTTTCTCTAGGAATTGGTTCTGCTACGTAGGCAAAATCGGGATGTAAATCTTTTATTTCTTCATATTCTACTGTATTTATATCTTCTTCATTTTCATTAATTTTTATTTTTTTAAAATACTTATTACCATACTTAAAATTCTTATTATCTTCTAAGTTTTGAGTTTTCATAAAAGTATAATCTACTGCCATAGATATCGGAAGTTGCTGAACATTATAGCGCCGAATACAGAACTTAGAACCTCTTTGTTTTAAAGCATTATCTATTTTTAATTTAAAATCAATTGGAATATCTCCCGGATTATAAACTAAAATTCTACTACCAATCATTCCATTTTCTTTTTCTACACCTATGTCCATATTTATATTATTAATTTTAGAATATTGAGGCATATATATTAAACCTTTTTTATTATCCAAAGTAGGAGAATACAGTAATCCACTACTTTCTGCCCATTCTGGAACATTATCAAAATAATTTCGAGTATCAGAAAGTTGTTTTTCTCCATTTAAATTAAAAAATAACTCTCCATCTTGGGCTTGTTTGAAAGATGGAAAACCGCCTTTCCAAACTTCACTATTATTATAATTTACATTAAAGAATTTACGAACTCCATTTTCTTTATAATAGTCCGCCGCCTTAACTAAATATTTGTTAAAACAATAAGCATAGGGGAAATAACAAACAAAAGTTAAACTACCTTCTCCTTTATAAACTCTTTGTTTCAATTTTTCATCATAAAAACAAATCACTTTAAACTCTGGCTTGCTTTTTAATTTAGCTTTATAAACTTTATAAGGCAGTTCATCAAAAATCAAGTCTTGTAATTTATCTGTAGAGAAAATCTGAGAAATTTTTCTCCAAATTTTTTCACTTACGCTATCAAAAGCTACTTCTATTTTAAAATCTCTAGGTTCAAAAGTTGAACCAAAATAAGCACTGCCATCACCGCCAGTTATAGAACTGGTATAATCTTTATGGGGCGGCACAACTTGTTTTTCATATCTATCACTTACGCTTATTACTTTTAAGTGTAAATCTTCTGAACTTACATTTCCAAAGCGAAAAGATAAAAAATCTTCCATATTCTCACCTCATATAAAAAGAAGCATAGAGCTTTTTACTCTATGCTTTTCTTAAATTAATTTAAAATAATTGTTCGACCTATTGATTTAGATACATCAACAATATCTTTCTTAACTCTTTCTACCATATTGTCTATATCATAATCCGATGTTATTTTGTCTACATTTATGTGAATTTCTATAGATGTATCTCCAATATTTGTCGACATATTTCCTTTATCAAAGTTAGATTTAAATATAGGTAAATTAGACAACAACTTTGCCGCCGCACCTATACGAGCCGTATCCTCAGAATTAAGGAAAGCTTCTGGTTTATTAGGCGTTCCATCTACCCAAGCTGGTCCAGTATAATCAACTAGTCCACCATTTTTATAGGCAATAAATTTATCTTGTTTTACATCTAGTAAACGTAATGTATCCAAGCCCGGCTTAGCAATTTTAGCCTTTTTAAGTTTTTCAATTTCATCAAGAACTTGTTGATAAGTAGAATATTCTGATATACTACCATCACTCCATATTATTCCGTGAGCAAATTTTGAACTATTACGCTCAGATACAGTTGAATTATCAACAGTTTCCTTTACATATCCGCCATAACTCTTATTTTTACTTTTATAAGCCTCCAAAAAAGCTTGAGCAGCGTCTTTAGAACCAAAAGATTTTCCAATAGCTGATGGTTGAGAATTTGCTGTTTGAGCTATAAACACTTTATAAGCTTGTGTAAGAGATTTTCCCGCAATGGTAGCATCAACTAAATCTTTAGAAATTCCATAAGTCTTAGTTAAATCATTGGGGCTATATCCCATATCAAGCATTATCTTAATTGAGTTTTGCGCCGCCATAATAGTGCTTTCTTTAGCATATTCAACTAGCCTTTCTAAAGCAACGGCAGTAGCATCAGCGCTATTAACTCTTGACTTAGCCAATTCTTTTTCTTTTTCTTGCCAGTCTTTATAAGCTTCATCTACTTCTTTTTCGCCTTCTCTTAATGCTTCAAGTGCTTCATCTCTACCTTCAAGGGCTTTTTCTATTAACTCATTAGCTTTTCTTTCGGCATCAGCTAAAATCTGTGTACCAGCGTTTTCAGCATTATTAACAAGTTCATTATAGATTTGTTCAGTAGCATTTGCCAAGTCTTGTTGATTAAAGGTAAAATTAGTTTGTTGTAAGCCCATATAATTAATTAAGTCATTATATTGATTTTTCAAATCATCAATATATTTTTGACTTTGAGCAGAAGTCATATCCTGTGCGGCTGGGTCATTTTGTGTGTACCAATTCTTCATATCCTCAAAGGAAGTCCAAGAGGACATAATATTTTCTGCCCATTTAGCGAAATACTGAGTTTGTTCAGAAACTTCTTCCATATATTCAATTTCCGCATCTCTAGCTTCCTTTTGTTTTTCATAAAGTTCCTTTAATGAATCAATTATTGAGTCAACTTCTTCATCTAAGATTTCTGTGCGACTTTCTTCTACTTCTTTTTCTAAAGATTGGATATCTTTTCTTCTACTACCAGAAGTATCTCTTTGTAATAAAGCAAGTTTCTTTTCTTTTGTAGCAAGCTCTTCATAACTTTTTTCTCTATCTCTTAATTCTCTTTGTTTTTCAATTGCCGCCTCAAGAGCATCAAGATATCTATTATCTTCTTCTTCTAAAGCGTCATACTTATCTTTCGTAATATCAATTTCTTCTTCTGCTTTTTCTTTTAATATATCAATTAATCCATTTTGAACGGCAATAAAGTTATCAAGATTTTCTTTATAAAATTCTTCTCTTTCTTTTTCAATTTCTTTTATTTCTTTTAAATTCTCTTGTTTCTTTTTTCTATATTCTTCATATAATCCATATTCTGTTTCAAAAGCTTTTCTTATTTCATCATTTCTAGCCATTTCTTGATAAGCAAAGTTTATTGTAGCTAATCCATTTTCATCGAAAGAAATATAATTGCCATAGCTTTGTTCCAGAGTGTTTCTAATATTTAGTAAAGCTGAGTCTAAAACTTTGTTTTCTGCCGAGATATGTGCTGTTTTATTTTGATAAGAGGTATTAAGAGAACTAAATAATTGTTTAGAAGATGAAATAGTTTCAATTTCTTCTAACTGTTCTTTAGTTTGTTCCAACTGGTTGTTTAAGTTTTCTAAGCGAGCTGTATAGTTGATTAACCTATCTAAACCACTTGTGAAATCATCTGAACCATATTGAGCTTCGTGAAGTTCTTTTTCCGCTTCTTTTAATTTTTTGTTTAAATCTTCAAGTTCTTCTTTTGCTTTTTCGTATTTATCTTTTGCTTTATCAACATCATCTACTATATCTTCTGTTGTATCTTTAATTTCCTCTAGTGCGGCGGCAATAGCATTAATATCAAGAAGTTCTTCTTTGCCTAAACTTTCTCTAGCAAATTCTGTGGCGGCAATAGTATTAGTAATTTGTAATTCTAATTCTTTTAGTTCAACTCTATATTGATTAAGTTCTTTGTTTTGTTCTTCATTTAACGATTTTTCGGCTTGTAAACGTTCAATGTTTTCTTTTAAAACTACTGTTCGAGCTTTATCATTTTTAAGACGCTCTTCATTCATTTTAATTTGTTCTCTAAAGGCTTCGCCGCCTACAGCCATTGAATCGAAATAAGCTTCAAGTATCTTTCCACTATCTAACTGTATACCGTCAATTCCATATTTTATTGCGTCTTCAAAACCTTTTTCTAATAAAAAGTTAATTGACTCAGAAGATATAAAGCCTTTTTCTATTTGTTCTTCGTAAGCTCCAATAATATCTTTCCAATTTTCACTGGCGTCTTTTCGTAATTCAGCTAAGTCTGTAGAAAGTTGTTTTATACCTACTGTAGAGGTAATAGCTAAATTACTTCCATAGCCGGCAACAGTATTAATAAAGTCTTTCCAAATTTGTTCTGCTTGTTCTGTAGTATGACTAATTTCTTCCATCGAATCAATATACTGTTCTTTAAATTTCTTTAAAGACAATACATCTAAATTCTCAAGATTAATTCCCAATAAGAAAGAACTTTCTTGGGCAGTTAAATTTTTATCTTGAATAAATCCTTCTAATGCTTTTCCATATTCTTCTCTTAAAGTTTCCGGCATAGCATCAATAGCATTTTTAAAAATTGTTAATTGTTCTGTTGTCCAATTTTCAAAAAACTTTTTGCTATTTTCTTTAGAACGATTATCTTCAAAAGATATTGGACCATTCATATCTGGATAGAGATATTGATACAATCCATTTTTTCTTGTTCCATTTTCTTGTAAAACACCAAAGAATATAGTATCCCAATTCTTTACTTGTTCTTCTATATAAGTTTTGGCATTATCTTCGTTTTCTGTTCCGGCAAAAGTTTTGAGGAAAGTTTGTCCTATTTGTCCTTCTAAATCAGCTTTTGTATAAGTTGGTAATTTTTCCGCAAATTCAGTTATAGTTAAACGTTGGAGAGGATTAAGTGCTTCAATTAATTCTTGTCCTTCTTTTGATTTATAATATGCCTCAGCCGCAGATTTATAATCCGATTGGAGTTTTTCGATATCCTTTTTAGCTTTTCTCTTCTTTTCGTAAGTTTCAGCTTCGTAGCCGGCATATCCAAGAATTTCTCGTTGTTCTGTAGTTAAATCTGAATACGCTAAAAGATTATTGCCCCATCCATTTGTACTTATTTTTCCTAAATGTTTACCTTTAATCTCATTGTCTGCCGCCTCAGATATAACAAAATTAACTATTTCTTCTTGGGCATCTGTAAGACTTGTTAAAGCAGTAGCAAGCGCCGCCTTTTTTAAAGCTTCAAATTCTTTTGTTTCTATTTCCGTCTGTTTTTCATTTCTCTTAATTTCATCTTCTACGTATCCATTAGCTGCTCGCCAACCCTCGTGTCCGGGGTCATCAATTTTATAAAGGAGGTCAATCCAACCTTCTTTATTGAGATTTTCGAGATTGTCTACTCCAAAATAGCTGGCAATTTTTTCTACTTCTTCTTTATTAATTTTTTGTAAAGCAAAACCTAAAGTCCACGCATCATTTTCCAACATCATTCTTATTTCTGGAATAGAAGAGTCAGATGTAAAGTCTAAATTATTTAGTTTTTTAATATCTTTATTCCTATTTTCTTTTTCTAATTTAGCTACTTCAATTTCTTTATCATATATTGTAGAAGTAGTAATAAAACTTTCTAAAGCTTTTTCTTTAGCCAACTGTTTAGAAGATTTAAGAATTTGTTCCCACAAATCAGTTTGAATTTGAAGTTCTCCAGTCATTTCATTATAATAATTAACGATTTCTGGATACTCGTCTTTTATTTCTTTAATTAAATCATTATATCTTTCTTGTTCTTCAGAACTTAAAACTTGTTTACTATTTAACTCATTAAATTCTTTCTTAAGTTCTTCTGCCTTTTCTATAGCTTCTTTTTCTGTTTTAATTAAATTCTCAAGCTCATTTTTCTTTGAAGTTAGTTCTTCAATTTCTTTATTAAGTTGATTAATTTGACGATTAAGTTTGCCTATTTGCATCTCCTTAATCGCATTAGATGCGGCTTTGATACCAGCAGCTAAAGCACCGATGGCTAAGCTAATTCCCATAGCTACGCCGCCAGCCTTTAAGCTTGAGAATAAAGCTGTCAACTTACTAGATGAAGCATCTAATACTGTTTTGAAAGTATTAACAATTTGTGGAACGCTAGAGACCAATCCAGTTATGATTGTATCTTTTAATACTTCCCCCGGATTATTTCTCAATACATAAGAAGTAATAGCACTAGTTAACCCCATAGAGAAAGAAGTTCCAACAGCAACACCCATGGCTGAATAGTTGGCTTTCTTAACAAGATCTTTTGAAAGGTCTTTTGATTGTAATTTAAGGGCTTCTTCATAACTTTCTGGAGTATAGCCTCTTTTTGCTAAAAATCTAGCCAAATGATTATTTACATAATCAGAAGATTTGTTTAAAGATTGAAGTTTTTGTGAAAGAGCTGTATATTCAATAGAAACTTTTCTTATATCGGCAATAGGTCTTGTGATATCAATTGCCATAGTCATTGGTGTTCCTATTAAATTACGAGCCTCTATTATCTTATTATTTACTGCTTGAATTTGTGCTTCTATTTCTTGTGTTGATAAATTTAAATTAGTATTAATACCTAAAAATGAACCAAGTTTAGTTTGAGAAACTTTTTTCATTATAATATTGCGTAAAGTTGTAAAAGCTCCTAATACTGTTGAAGAGGCATCTCTCATTCCTTTTGCGAACTGTGTAATCGCAGTTCTTCCTAAAGTAAACCACATTACCGCAAAGCCAGTAAAATTAAGTCCACTTAAATCACCGAGTTTATTTACAAGATTATCCAAGAAAACAAGAACATCTTTGTAAACTTCACTATTGAGAAAGCTTGTTCTTAATTGTTCCCAACTATTTTTTAACTGGTTTAATCTAAATTCAACAGTATCTTGATATTTTACGAATTGTTGTTCTGCCTTTCCTGAAGCTTCGCTCGCAACTTCAATTAATTCAGTTGTTCTTTCGTAGTTATCCATTAAGGCAAGAAATCTACTTTGCTCGTTTATCCAAATAAGTTTCCCTATTTGACAGACTATATCTTCACTAAAAAGTGTCTGGCACTTCGAGAATTTAACTTCTCTACAATTAGTCGTTGAACCTTATACTTAATCTTCAATATTTTTCCAATAAAAGCCGCAACTACAATAACCTTTTTTTATTGCCGCTTGAATAGACTGTGGCTTTACTCCCATATGTCTCGCCGCATCAGCATTATTTTCAAATATTTGAATTAGATTTCCTTCTTTATCATAACAAGCAGTTCTTTTAAATTTAAAAGTTTTAGTTTCATAAATAGCTTTTAAAACATTTTCTTGGTTTGTAATATTTTCTAAATTACTAAGTCTATTATCAAGTTTATTACCATTAATATGATTAATAATTTTTTGTTCAGTTCCAACCCAAGTTTCCCAAACTAATTTATGTCCTCTCAAACTATGGCTTTTGTTATCAAAAGTTAAGTTAAACTCTCGATAACCAGCATCGGTTATTTTCCCTTTTAGCATTTTTTCTGTTTTAGCATTTTTTACTCGTCCTAAATTAGAAACCATATAAACAGTATTTCTAAAAGTTCTCCATTCTTCCTGAGATAAATCATAATCAAGATAATCTGTATGGTCTTTAAAATTTAATTTTTTGTTAATTTTTAAATTATTTTCCGATGGACTTACCCATTGTAAATTTTCAATTTTATTATTAAGTCTATTTCCGTCTATATGATGAACATATTCTAAATTTTTAGGATTTTCAATAAAAGCTTCAGCAATTAATCTATGTTGACTTCGAGCATATTTTTTATTCTTCCATCTTAAGTCAAACCATCTATATCCATTTCTAATAGTGCCTTTGTAATATCTTCCGGTTTTTTCATTCATTACTCTACCATCATCATAAATTCTATATGTTGTTTCCTGCTGTTCAATAAAAATTTTTTTATACATATTCTCACCTCTCTTAAAAAGAGGAAATCTAATATAAGTATCTTGGCTGCGGATTACCCAATCTTTTCTCTTTTTACCATACCGAAGTAATTACTTTCGCCATATAATATGTTGCCATTTATATTTGGTAAGAAAAGCTCTAAGGAAGTCCCCGCAATTCACCAGATTTTTGTTTTCTTGTATTATTAGGCTACAAGAGGTAGTGGGTTAGCATTTAGCCTACTACCTGCCGATTGAGTGGCAATGTATCTTTGAGCGTTTCGGGACAATTTAGACCAGTTCTTATTTAATTCAATAAATACATCGTCCAAATCTCGGAATTGTCCATTAGTATCTTTCAATTGAATTCCGACAGATTTTAAAGCTTCGTCTACTCGGTTGTAGTCCATTGCTTCAATTTCTTCTTCACTTAAATCAGATACATTTTCTTTAAGCTCTGTGAATCTCAAATTTTGTTACGATCATTCGCTACATGACCTCTTAATATTTCTATTAAGTTCAGACTATATCTTCATCTTTCGATGTTGGGCACTTCGAAACGCTTGTTTCTACATAATAGTCGTTGAACCTTGAGGATAAAAATTCGGGAATATTTTTTAAATCCCAATAAGGAATTTCTATTAAGATAATATTATTAGCCTCGCAAAAATCTCTTTTCTTCTTATCTCTTGTAATTTTAGTTGACTTGGGCATTTTATCCTCCTTGGCTGCTGATTGTCCATTAAATCAAACTTAGGTATATATTTTCCATGTTATATTTACGATATAATTTAGGAAAATGATGTTCTTCCATATTCTATCCCCTTATTTATTTCTACTTTCGCAACCTTTTCTTTTATTATATCATTTTTTTAGATAAAAGTCAAAGGTATAAGGGGCTTTAGGATGTCCCAGCAATTCACCCAATTTTGCATCGCCAAATTCACATCTCAGCGATTATACTTTTCATCGCAGTTCCTAGGTTTTCTGGAGCCTCCTGAGTTGTTTCAATCATTTGAGTAAGGAAAGCTGCGGTATTTTCAAAGGACATACCAGCTGAATAAGCAATTGATGATGTTTTACTCATAGCGTAAGCTATACCTTGAACATCCGCTGCCGCCTTAGCTGCGAGTTCTGAGTAAACGTCGGTAACTCTCTGTCCTTCGTCCATTTCAAGTTTAAATCCTCTTAAAGCAGAGGTCATTTGTGAAGTTGCTTCTTTAAAGTCTAGTCCGGCTAAAGTAGCCAATTTCATTGTTTCTTCTGTAAGTTTAAAAGTTTCATCTATTTCCAAGCCCTGTTGAACGTAAAGTCCAGATGCTTGAATAACAGAAATTGTGGTTTGTCCAAGACGATTAGCTATCTCAGCATATCGGTCATATCTATTCCACATATCTTTGATTGTTAAATCGGTTACCATCGCTACTTGAGCAAAAGCTTTATCAAGTGTCTGTATATCATTAAAAGTTGAAGTAATAACTCTTCTTAACAACCTAAATCCATTAGCCAAAGATAAAGTATATTCAGCATAACGTTTTAAATAAGAAAAACTATTATCTAAATCTCTTTGCTTGTTAACCAAGTCAGAAGTTTCTCTATTTAATAAAGTTGTGCTTTCTCTTTGTGTATTAATTAAATTGTCAATACTTCTTAAACTGTTCTGTTCTCTATTTAATAAAGCTAGAATACCTTTGATTTGCTGACTTGTCTGATTTACATTGTTATTTTCTCTTTCAACTTTTTGTTGCTGTTGATTTACTAGATTAAAAGCATTTAAAATTTCTGGGGAATTTAAAATCTGTTCTCTACTAATTCTTTTATCTTGGGCTTTTGTTAAACTACCTTTTGCGGCACTTAAACTTGCTTTAAGACCATCTAAATCTTGTTTAGCTCCACTGATTGCCGCCTTCACTGTTTTAAATTGGTTTGCCATATTGGCGGTTAAACCTTTTTCATTTTTTATTTCAATATTCATTTTCTTTAAAGCTTCGGTAAAGTTCTTATAAGCTATAGTAGCATCTTTAACTTGTTTACCTTGAGCATCAAAGAAACTGTCAGCATAGGCTAATTTAACTTGTTCAAGTTGCTGAGTAGTTATATTTTCTCCAGTGGTGGTATTCCTAAAACTTGTAGTTTTATAGTTATTTAAAGGTAAAATTTGTTTACGTCTTTCAGACAACTCTTTCTTAGCCAAATCATAAGATTGTTGTTTTCTTGCTACTTCGGCATCTAAGCCGGCAAGAATTTTAGATTGAACTTCTTTTAAAGACTTCGCATCTACAATTTGTTTAGCATAGGTTTCTCTTGTTTCCCGAGAAACCTTTTGTTGTGCTAAAAAATTTTTAATTTGTTCTTTTTGTTCATCCTTGGTTTTCTTTAATAATCGTTCTTGTTCTTTTAAAGCTGTGTTTGCCTTGTCTAAATCGTTTTCTAAATTCTTCGTGTTTAAATCTTGTAATTTTAAAGAAATTTTAGAAAGGTTAGAAAAGAGTTTATCAACTTCTTTTTCATAGTTAGTAAAATCTTGCGGTTTAACTATACCTTTTTCTCTCATTTCCTTTATTGTTGCGTAAAGATTGTTAACTCGGCGAATTTCATCTCCAATAGCAAACGTAGAAACTTTTTGCTTACTTTCTTTATCAATTCGACTTCTTATTTCTTCTAAGCTTTTAATTATGTTAGAAACATCTAACTCACCTTTATAAGAAATCGTTCTTGAAAATTTTTCACTTTTTGCCATCTTCTCACCTCTAAGTTTTAATTTTTATTCCATTAAAACGAACTCTCATGTTTCCCATTAAATTTTCACTAATAATACTAGGATAGGTTTCATTATCTGAATTTTCAAAAAATCTAGCTCTAGCATAAATCAGTTTACCATAAGTAGTTCTATTTTTCTTGTAAGCTTTTGGCTGTTCTGGAGTATTTACAATTGTATAATCAATTCCCTTTTCATATTCAGAAGTTTCTTGATATAAAGGGAAACTACCATTTATTTCAAATATTTTTTGTTTTCGAGCATTAATAGTTAATTCAATAGCCTGTTCAAGAAAGATCGCTAACAGCAACGAAGCCGGCACAACCCTATTGTTAACATAATAAAAACTATTAGCAACTGTTTTTTCACCTATATCAGATTTTAAATCGTTAATTCTTATAAATTGCTCAAAATGAACATATAAAAATTGAGTTAAATCTTCTAAAGAAAAATTAAGTCCATATTTGTCTTTTGCTAATTCTCTATTGGCTATTAAAAATTTCATTACTTTTAAATCGTTTGAAGTGATATAACGTTCAATTAAGTTATTGCCTAAACCAATTTCAGTTCCTTGATATAAAGAAACTGTTTTTGAAGAAGTATAGTTTTTAACCTGTATTCCTACTAAATCGGTTTTAACAACTTTATTACCATCTTTTTTATAAACTTCAAGCTGAATATCTGTAGCAACCTTTTGCCCCAATTTATTTTTTTCGCCACCAGTTATATAGGCTTTATTATCTCCAGAAGAGAAAGCAAAGGCAGCGCCTATCTCACCAAGCAAACCACTAATATTAGATTTAGCGAACAAAGAAAAATTCCTTAGTTTATCTTGGTCATTATAGCCTTTTAAAGAATAAGCTGTTCTTAAAACTTTTATTAATTGACTTCTCTTCTTTTTTATATAGGTCGCGGCTTGTGGTTCATTATAAGAACTTCCATAAATTTGAATTTGATTTATTAAGAAATCCGCAAATTTTTCTACGAAATCGTCAAATGCTAAATTTGTATTAAATTCTCCATAAGGGTCATTAGAACCTGCTTCTGGTGGTAAATAGATTTCAGAAAGAACCTGAGTTCCATAGGGAGTTTCTTGAATTTTTTTACCAATTACCAAAGCGCCGCCTAAGTAAGTTCCTTTAGGTTGTAGACCCTTTTGTAGATTTCGGGAAAAATTTTTTTCAAATTCACGATACAATTCCTTATAAAATCCCTTTACTAAAGTTTCGTTTGAAATATTCATTAACTTTTCTGTTCTTACTTTAGTTGTTTTAATTCCCATTAAACCCGTCTTTTTAAAGCGGGAGTCTATAACTTGAGCAATAATAGCATCAACTTTTTTTATTGTTTCGTTATCAAGAGTTGATATAAAATTTTTGTTATTTCCATCTGCGTTTTCATTTAGCATATCAATTATATCATTGATAACTAATTCTCTGACTGGTTTATAACGCTCAGAACGCTTAATGTTTTTCGCCGGAGACATTGCCCTACTTAAACCTCTTGTTGCTTTCTTTTTACCCTTTAAACGATTTTGATTACCATAGCCTGTAAAGGTAAAAGTTGTGGTTGATTTTGAGACAATTAAGTCTAAAAATGCGGCATCATTAAGAACTTTTAAAAAAGAAAATTTTCCAGCTTCCCGTTCTACAAAAAATTTAGTCATTTCATCACTAAGTTTTTCACTTTTTGCTTTAAAATCAGCAATATTATTTTTATTAACCTGTTTAGGATAATTAATATTAATTTGTTCATAAAGAATGCTTTCATTTTTTAAACTTCTATTAGTCATCTGAACCATTCTATTAATAAACTCTGAGTTTAAAACTGGGTCATCACCTAATTTTAAACTATTCATATAATTAACAGCTGTTTTAAGTTCCTTTTCTATTTTTCCCCTTCTATCAGTATAATCAATTTCTGGACTTTGAATAAAAGCATAACCGTCATAATACTGATATTTAAACTTCCCTCTAGTTGCTAAGTTAGCGATAAGCCTCACCTCCTATAAATAATCTCCTGTTAACTCTTTATCTAAAAAAGAGATCTTACAAACTAATTGTTTTTCTCTTCTCGTATTTTCATCAGGATATCCTGTAAAAAAGAAATCACTTATAACAGACTCCTCATAGTTTTTCCCAAGTCTTATTGATAAACTAGAAGAAATTTTAATTTTTGGAATTTCGATTAAAACAGTAGATACTTCTCCTGTTCTTTCATTTTTAGAAGTCATTTTTCCGGTTAAGTGGAGATAGTTATTAAACAGACGTTCTCCTATATTTATTGTTTTTATAGAACCTTTATAATCAGTAGTATAATCTACATATATATTTCTATACGATGTGGCAAAATATACTCGATTGTTAATAATTTTAAAATCTTCTATTCGTTTACCATTATCTTCGTTATAAATAAAAAAGAATTTGTCTTTTTTAGGTGGTAAAGGTTTTAAAGGTAATTCTGGTCGCCGCCCCATAGGCAATGGCTCATTATCTGGATTTCCTTGAACTCCGATAAGACAACCACAATAATTAGGGAGGAACTTTAAATCTACATAACAATATTCATCATCTTCAATTGTTTTAAGTCTTTCGCAATAACAAATTGATTTAACATCATAGTTATCAGCTTTAGAATTTGAAAGTAAACTCCAACTAATTGGAGATAAAACTCCGTTCGTTATAGCAAAGTTAATCTCTTTATCGGTTTCCCAATCTATTAAAGGGTTATTGTGATATCCACCTCTGGCTTGAACAGTATTTTTTATTTCATTTAAATTAGCCAATTCAGCAGTATTAAATTTTAAAATCGATTCATTTACGTCATAGTGCCGCCCACATATATCTATAGGTTTTGTTAACCTTAGGTCAACATCGTATAGTTCCTTTATTCCATAAAAATCTTCCATCGTTATTATTCACCTCCGCTAAAATAAAGTGAATTGTTATTGTTTCATATATAATAAAAAGAGATGAATAGCTCATCTCTTTAGTATATTTCTAAATTGTCAATTACTTCTAAAGTTTCTATTTTTTCAAGTGGAGTATAATTATTTTTAATAGAGATAGGTAAGATAGTTGTGCCGCCATATAATAAATCTTCTTCTATATTAAATTGTTTTAATTCTAAACTAGGAAGATTTTTTAAGGTTAAAGCTTTTATTTTTAAATCAAAAACCGTAGGGTCTCCCTCAGCTTCTAAAGTTATTTTTGCCTCTGGTGATACGACTGCCTCATTAATAATAAATTGATAACGCTCATCTTTTTGAGTCTTTTCATTTCTTATAAAAGTTTCTCCAACTATCTGATATTTACCAGAAAATGTCTGAGGATTAATTGTCAAAATCTTTCCTAATACACTATCATCTTCTTCGGTTTTTTCTTTAACTGTTCTGCTCCATTTATAGTAAAAAGTTCCTTTTCTGAGAACCACTTCATCTTCCGTATCTTGTGGTAAAAAAGGCATTAAAGTTTTTACATCATAAAAGATAACAAAAGAAGATTGTTCATTTAAATAATATTTTTTTAAATTTTCTTTTTGTTCCGTAAGTGATATAGGTTGTCCATCTTCCTTTTCTACAATACATTTTTCCATTCTATCAATAACTTCACAGTCTTTTAAATCTGTAGAAAAATAACCTAAATCTTTTATTGAAGTTATATAAGAAATAATCCGAGAAAATACGGAGGGCGGCACAACATAATCTTCTTTGCTTAATCTTTTATAATATTTATGTAGAAATTTTTCTCTATTTTCATTTATGAAAGGTTCATCTACATTTAAAGTATAAAGATAACGACTCCCCTCATGTTCAACATCTTCTGCCTCTATTTGTTCTTCTTCTAACGCCCTATATAAAATTGCCTTCTCATTGTCTGTTAGAATAGGAGACGGATAAGCCATTACTGAATAATTTTTTGAGAAATATTTGTTAGTGATTTTACATTTAAGGAAAGTTGAAATATAATCTGAAACTAAAAAACTTAACTCGCCGCCCCACATTAAGCTCATACTCATTGGAGAGAATAAAGCGTCTTGTAATTCTAAATTAATATCTTTTTTAAAATTCCAACTAATAACTCTATTATTCCCTTTACCACCAAAATGTTCTACTGTTTCGGCTTGTTCTTCTAAACTCGAAATTTTTAAGGTATCTAAAAAAAGAACTGGAATATAAAACTTTTCATCTTCTATTTGGGTTATCGAATAGAAAACTACATCAGCTACTTCTTTTATTCCATATTTCTGAAATAAATTCATTTTACAATACCTCCTCTATGCTTAAATTAACTTCTTCTGAACCTTCGCCGCCCTTATATAAGTTTTTAACATCTCTACTAACTTCAACTAAACGAGTTTGAATATTATTATTCTCATCATAAACAAATTCTGGTGTATCTCCATTCCATTGAACTTCACCATCTATTGTTAATACAAGCAACTGAGTTCTTAAATTTAATACTGTAGCTTTTAAATTAACTGCGCCTTCATACTCATCATTTTCTTCTTCTGCCCAATATATTCTATCTAAAATATAAAAATTACTATCGTTTTTTGGTGTATCTATTTTAAGTCCAATAATTCTTGATTCATCTGGATAAACTTCAATTCCCCAATTTAATTCTTGCGGAGTTAACCATTTTTCTTCGATTTTAGTATCGCTAATTCCATTTTCAAAACAATCTTTCTGAATTGGAATTAAACTTGAACTTATGTTTTCTCCAAAAATCTCATTTTCACAATCATATTTCTTTAATTTAATTAGATTACCAAAATCATCCTTTAGAACTTTTAAATCCATAGAAAAAACAGTAGCTTCTCCATTGGAAGATAAACTTAATTTATTCTTTGGAATTATTTTACACTTAGGAATTTCAATTTGAAAATGAGAATCCGTATGGGTGGCGGCGTCTCTACATAAAGTTTCCCCTACAACTTTATACGTGCCGGCGAATTTGTCTACACAAACTTCAAATTCATCTCCAAATTTTTTATATTTTGGAGCATTTAATCTAGTCCATCTATAGTATATCTCATCTTTTTTAATTAATCGTAAACGCTTAAATCCTTTTTTTGGATAACGTTCTCCGTTTTCTTTTATAAAAAATCTTACATTATCTTCATAGGGCAACATTGTTTGCGGGTCTATATAAACAACTAAATCTGTTTTTTCATATTTTCTTAAATAACGATAATTGTTATGAATATAATTTTTTTCAACTTCTATTACGAAGTCTTTTTTAGCAACGCATTGTTCTAAGCGTTCAAGTGTTTTAATAGGTTTAATTCCATTTTCTAAGCTATAGATAATTTCCATAGGAAGTCTAATAGAACTATTCTTATCTTGCGATAAAGTAAAAACACCATCTCCAAAACTAATATCATTAGGAAATCCCCAATAACTTTTTCCCTTTATCTTATAGTAAAAAATTTCTATTTTTTCTGCGTTGTGTCGAACTGTTCCGTCTAAAGATATTATCTGTAAATTAGTAAGCCAATTATAAACTTTACCTTTTTCTTCATCTATCTCAATCCAAAAATCAGAAAAGTTTTTTATAATAGCTTTAGATGGCAAATAAGTTTTTTCCTTTTTAAAAATCCCTTGTAATTCCAACGTTTTAGATTTATACAGATTACTCCACATTAAGCTAAAGCTAGCCGGCGTGAATAAAGCATCTTCAACACTTAAAGTTAATTCTTTACTATGGTCCCATATAATCAATTCTGAATTTCCTTTGCCGCCCCTAGCCGAAGTTTGTTCTAATTTTTCCTCTAAATCCGAAAGTTTTAAGCTATCAAGAAATAGAACTGGCACATATACCAACTCATCATTCTCATCGGTTTCTATTGAGTAAAAAGTTAAATTCGCAACTTCTCTTATTCCATATTGTTCAAAAATTCCCACTTTATTCACCCCCAACTAAAATTTGAGTAGAATTATCTAACTGATTTTCCTTTGAAATTTCATAAGGAATTAATTCCATCATTACTCCATTCTTTTGAGGAATAACTTCTAAATCTAAATTAAAAACTACTGCGTCTCCATCTGCTGATAGTTCTAAAGATTGCTCAGAACTTACTTTACAAGCTGGAATATGGATTAACATAAATTCGTCTTCTCCAGTTTCTTTGTTTCTAATTAACGCTTGTCCTTTTAAACTATAGACACCCGGAAAGACACCACTATTAATTCTTATCCTTTTTGCTTTTATTTTCTTTTTATAGCTAGATAATGTTAGTGCCGCCTTCATATAAACTTCATCTTCTGAAAACCAATAGTCATCTGGAAAAGGTTTAAGAGTTTTCGCATCTAAATAAGCCCACAGATAATTCTTGCCACCATCTATTGATAAAATATTATCTTTATATTTTGTAATTAAAAAATAATTTAACTCGTTTAATCCAGAAAAAACTAAACTTAAATCTAACTCCTTAAAAAGTGTATCAATTATATCGACTTCTGGATAATACCAAGAAGTTCCATTGTTAGATATATAAAACTCATATATGTTGTCTTGTTTTATATTAACACATAAGTATTTAGCCTTACTTATGTCCATAATCTCTTTTTTATCTTGGGGCGGCACAACATAAGCTTCATTTAAATCTTCATTTATTATTTCACCGCCCGCCTCATACAAATCCTTAATTTCTTCTGAAGTTGAAAAAGGATTTATCTTATATACTAAATTAAATTGATTTTGCTCCAAAGTATTAGAATTAATTAAAAACGGATTAGAAATAATATAAAAAGTATTCCCATTAACATCAAAAAAACGGTCGGGAATAGTATGTAAAGTTCTCGTTCCAGAGTCAATAAAAACTCTCCATTGATAAACTCTATCTAAAATTTTACCCCATCCTTTTATTTTTACATTATCAGTAATGGTAGAACGAACTAAATAGTTATTGAAACTTTCAATAGTATCATTCTCGTTTCTAGGTAAAAAATAACTAATAAAAGATTTATCTTTTGGACGATTAATAAACCTAATTTTTTCAGTTCTAAAAATTCTTTCTACACTATCTTCTACTCCGTGTTCTTTCTGAATTTTAGAATTAACCCAATCTGCGTTTAATACGCCGCCCCAGCATAATCCTAATGAAGCTGGAGAGCATAAAGCATCTTCCAAATGAACTCTTATTTGTTTATTATGGTCCCAACCAATATATTTCTTATGCCCTTTTCCACCTTCCGCCCAAGAAGTTCCAGCACCTTTATCAAACGATGAAATCTTTAAAGTATCTAAAAACAAAGCGGGGACATGATATATGTCCCCGTTGTTATTTTTTCTATGAATACTGAAAAGAGCTACATCGGCGACTTCTTTAATTCCATATTGTTCAAAGATATTCACCTTTTAACCCCCTTATAGATTAATATTCTGTAGCACCTATATATTCTGTATCTTCTGTCATGTCAGAGTCAATTCTGAACATTTCAGCACTATCAAGAAGATTAAGATTTTCTGTATCCTTAACCATTGTAGAACCATCATTTTCTTCTGTGTTTTCTACAACGTCAAACTGAACAAGCTTCATCATAACACCATTGTCTGGACGAAGAACATTTAAGTTCATTGAGAATACAGAAGCTTCTCCCTCAGCTTCAAGTGTAATTGTCTGTTCTGAAGACATTTTTGCTTGTGGAACAATAAACTGGAATCTCTGGTCTTCACCAGTGTCTTTATTTCTTGCGAAAGTTTCGCCAACAATTCTGTATGTGCCCGGGAACTTATCTGCTGAAATTTCAATTGTTGTTCCAAGTGAATTATCACCATAAGCCACAGAACGAGTCCATTTAAGATAAGTTTCACCTTCCGCAATTGGAGCGCCGTCTTGGTATGGCTGCATGGTAGCAAGTTCAATGTAAACTGCCTGTGCTGATGTTTCACCTTCCGAAGGAACACCCTTACTATTGCCAGCCGGCACGATAAATGAACGAGCTGCTGTACATTTCTCTGTTCTGTCAATTCTCTTTGTATCCTTAATGCCCTTAGTAAAGTCGCCACCTTCATAAGAACCAAGCATAGCGCTCATAGAGGCTGGGCTATAAAGAGCATCTTCGAGAGCAAGAGTAATTTCCTTACCATAATCCCAAGTAATAAGCTTAGAATTGCCTCGACCACCTGTAGCATCTGTAGACTCAGCTGTCTGTTCAATTGTAGAAACTTTAAGAGTATCAAGGAAAAGAACAGGAATATAGCGGTCAACTATTTTCTTAGTCTTACGAACCTTAAGAGAGCTTACTGAACATACAGCATCAAAAGCTTCATCAAAAATTGTCATATCTGTCATATGAATAAGACCGTTTTCAACAACCTTATCACAGTTTTCAGCACTTATGTATCCATTTTGATTTACCATCCAGCCCATCTTTTCAATTTTTCTCTCGCCGTGGCGACCTACTTTAAAGATAAGACCATTTGTGCCTACAATAACAAGAGCAAGATATTCTGTGCCGGCAAAGATTTCATCTTTGTAGTAAATTGTTTCATTTGTAGCCTTACTTGCAAACTTAAATATACCAGCTGTATCCTGTGAAAGTTTCTTGTAAGAAATATTTCTTAAAAGATAGATATGTGATTTTGCTGAGATATCTGTTGTATTAGCCTTAACATAAATTGCTCTATTTGAAGGAACATCATCACTACCTGTGATAACAACATCTTCTTCAGTAGAAAGCTCTGTTAAAGCCTTTAATACAGAAGCAAGTGTATACTTGTTATTTACCACATCTTCTCCATTATACTGATATACGCCGGCATCATCGTTAGCATTCTGGTCTTTAACTGAAACATTATATCCGCCGGATATTGTTTTAACACCAGAAACACCAGCATTATCAACTACATCAACTATAGTTTTCTTCTGACGAAGAGCAAGAATAGCATCGTTGATACTCTTACAATTGTCTTTGTTCCACATAGTTGCGCCGGCTATGATAGGATCAGTTATATCTGTTTGTGAGCCAGTAATCTGAGTTCCATCTGTGTCTACGCCTGTTCCAAGCTGATTTGGGTCGAAATAGCCCATTTCGTCTGAAACAATAAGTTCAGCATAGTCCTTGTAAACTACGTTAAAAGCTTTAGCCTTAAGAGAGTAAGTAAGTGCTTTAATTGAAGCATTTACATCTTCTGAACTATAAGTTTCTGGAGAGATAGCTCCTTCTAAACCAAAAACTACAACCTTTTCTGTTGAGTTTGGAGCAAGAACAAATTGGTCGCTAAATTCAAAGCCACTACCGAATATATTTGTGTCTGTAAAACTATATCTAGCACCTGTCTTTGAAATTAAGTTCTGGTTTTTAGCAAAAGCATTGAGTATTTGCTTTTCATAAGAAAACTCATGGTTATGTTCATTAGCTTCATCACTAACAATTGTTGCGTCTGAAAAAACATAAGCTTCAAAGCCATCTTCCTTACCCTTGCCATTTTCATCAATAGGATAAACTGTCTGGAGTTTAAGAGCGCTTTTTAATATAGTAGCGGCGCTAATTTCTCTTTGTGATTCATAAGTTTCTTCTTTCTTTTCTATACGGTAAAAAGTGACGTTAGCTACTTCTTTAATACCATACTTTTCAAAAAGATTTGTATTAGCCATATTTTTTATTACCTCCTATTTTTCTTTTAGGCTACCAGCCCAATAATTCGTTTTAATCTTAGTGGAGTCTGCTCCTGCGCAAAGCATTTGAATATCTTGTTGCCATTTTTCTCTGGCTCTATAACGAGTTAATAGTTTATAAAAAGCATAGATAGTAGTATTTTTACAATCTATTCCATAAACAGTAGCTATTTCCAAGAGTTCAGAAATTTCTATTACTTCTCCATTTTTTTCTTGTTGTTTTTTCTTTATAGAGTCTCTGTATTCAGCTTTTAATCTAAACTCTCTTGCTATTGCTGACTCGTTTTCTGGTGGTGGTTCTTTTATTTTCTTAACATTTTGAATACGCAGAATGTCTTGAAAATCTGAAAAATTTTCATTTGTAATTAGTCTTTTTTCTTTTGGAGAACCTACTACTACTGCTTTATAATCTGGCAATAATAAGATATCTTCTGTTATAAAAGTAGAAAAGAATTTCTGTAGCTCCAACAAAAAACTATTATCTTTTGCGGCGCTATCTAAAAGATAGTGTAAAGGTTTTATTTCTGCTATCTTTGGTTCTTTTCCTGTTTTCTCTTTAATTAATTTACAAATATCTACTTCGGTTAATAACAGAGTATCTAGCGCCGCCCCATATAAACTATCTGGAAGTAAAATCTCTCCCATAGTTATTGGGCGAACTTGGCATATATTATAAAGGTTTGAGGGATAACCTAAAAAAGCTTGTTGTTTTATTTTTTCTATATGATTATGAGAAAGCACTAATGCTAAACCTCATAATATAACTACCCATTTCAGTAGTTAGAGTTGAAAGCTCAAAGCCTTCATATCGAATTTCCCCCAATCCATTAATTCTTTTATCTTGTAAACTCTTTCTTATTTCAGACATTATTGCGAATGGGCGCAATGTGTCTCCGGCAATTAGCCACTCCTCAAAAGGACAATATACATCAACTACAAAAGAAAGAATTTCGTTGTCTGGATTTTTTAGTGAAACTTCACCATTGTCAAAGAGAATAACAATTTTACTTTCGGTGTCTTGTTCTTTTGAGTCTACTAAAGGAATAACCCTAACGTTTTTATGAAGTAGCTTCATTGTGTTAATTTCATTAGGGTGCTTTTGTTTATCTAAAGGGTCTAGGTCTGTGTTTATTAATAGGCTACAAAGGTCCTGATTTGATAAAAGTTTTTTGGCAATTTTTATTAAGTTCTTTCCTGTTTCTTGTCCATATTTAACTTCTGACATTTCAAAACCTCCTATCTATTATTTAAAAAGAAATTATCGTCTTCACTAACAATTAAGTCTTTAGATGAATTAGGTTCTGGTTCTGTAGTTAAGATTTCAGAAACAGTTAAAAACGCAACTCCTTTTATATCTATATTATTAACACCTACTATTTTGAAGCGCCGCCCCTCGATAACAAAGGTTAAACCTTTCTTTAAAAAATCGAAATCTTTTGTTATAATTTGCTTTTTAAAATTTGGCTCTATATACCCATAGTTATCGCCCGACTGTGAAAAAATATCAGTTATGAGGGCGGCAGTAAGATTAACATTTTTTATAGGGATACAATTAGTTGTATTACCATATTCATCAGTTATGTTGAGCCGCTCATCTAAGCAAATTACTTTATATTTTTGGTGTCCTTTAGCAACATTATTTTCTTTATATAAAGGAAGCCAAATTTCATTTAATTCCTTATCTTTTGTCTTTTGAAATATTTTTAATAAATCTCCAGTTTTAAAACTTTCTTCTCTATTTGGAATTAACAAATTTGAAATTAAATTTGTTTCACTCCATTTATTTGGTTGTAAAGAACAAATTACATCACAGTTTTCTTCATTAACTTGGTAAACTTTAGCTTGATATCCACTCTTCTTTAAGTAAAGTAAGTCAAATTCTTTTTCTTTACGAGTTTGGATACGCTCTTGTGAAGTATTCCCATCTTTATTAATTCTTTTTAAATATACATCTGAAAAATAACTCATTTAACATCAATCCTGTCAAATAAATTCATACATTCAAAAATTGTTTTTCGATAGTATTTATAAGAAAGATATTTACAACTAGAAAGTTTATAAAATAATATATAATAATCTAGGGTCTTCTGCTTATCAGAATACCCTAGTAATTCAATTAAAATGGACTCCAGAAAGGTTTCCCATTCACCATTCTTTTCTCTTTCTCTTAAAAGTCCATATAGTTTATTTTTCATTTTTTCTTTATATTCCATATTATCGCCGCCCCGCTAATCTTCTGTAGTTGAAAGGACGTCTTTTAACTGAACGATAATAAATTCGCTCCAAAGATTGAGCTTCTTCAATAATCTGTTGCCGCAAAGCGATAAAAGTTTTTAGTAAGTTGGCTTGTGAAAAATCTTTTTCTTCATATTGAGTCTTAATATTTTCCCAAGTATCTACAGTTCTCTTAATCCACTCTTGTTTCATAAAAACCGAGAGAACTTGAATTTCTTCTAACCCCATTTCTTTATCTTTAAAAGCTTTTTTTTCTTCATCTATTTCAAGACTACAACGAGGGAATTTAAAGTAAGGAATAGCAGAATTTAGAATGGAGCGCCAATCTTGAAGAAAAGTTTGTAAATCTTCTTCAGAATAACAGTGCGCCCATTCATCTTCTTTCACTTTACTTAAAAACGCATCGTAAACATCCATTAATTTAACCATTTAAATCACTTCTTTGCCTCAGCTTCTTCTACTTTTTGATTAATAGATATTGCGGCGAGTATATCCGTTCCTGTTATTTTTCTTAACAGTTCAAGCTTGTCATAGTTAGAAGTTATTTTATTAAGAATAGCATAATTAGTAATTTCTCTTATCTGAGTGCCGCTCAAAGTTTTAAGTTCTTTTTCAAAATCTTCCATAGATGCCTTAGTTAATAGCTGAACAATCTGTGTATCGTTCAAAACTTTAATTCGAGTTGGAACTTTTGTATCTTCACTTTCCAAACCTAAGTCAATTTTATCCTGCATACTTTCAATATATAAAATCCCTCTATCTATCATATTACGAAAGCCCGGATGCCAAAGCAACTGCTCTACTGTTTCAAAAGGTATTGGAAGTTTCTGTCCTTTATTATCCCATCTTTTGTTTATATTATATTCCGCAAGTTTTACCCCAACTTTCTTATTAACCATGTTTGTTATCATTACTCTTCTTTCCATTTAAATTCCTCCTTTAAACTCAAAAATAGTGAGTGAGCAATTTAAACTCACTCACTAGTTTCACTACTTTTGTAAAATTAATTAAACTGTCTGTGATGGATACTTAGTATTATCTACACTCAATTCTGTATTTTCGTAAATACACCAATTGTGATGTGTAAGAATACCTACACCAAGTTTCTTATAAGCTTGAATTTCCATAGAGTTATCTCTATTGTCAAATTCCTTAATAGTTGTGTCTCCTTCAAGAACAACCTTAACTACCTTCTCGCCACCGGATGGGAAGATATAAGCAAAGCCCGGATTAACCTGAGTAGTTTCATTAGTTGTATCTGTATATGACTGAGGCATCTGAATTATAGGTGTGCCTCTGAAAGACTGAACATAGCCAGTATCAGCTATAGCCTGAATATCCTTAGGGCTGTAAGTTGGTCCCCAATTAGCACCTGCCGGCGCAATAGCATCTGGTCCCATAGAACCAACAAATTCTGGAGCGGCAAATACAACTGCTGAACCATTACCATATACCTTAGCTACATTAATAAGTTTCTGAAAAGCATCTGGGTCAAAGCCCGCACCAACAAAAGAGTTAGCGGCTGGTCTTGTATCAGCATTAGTTGAAGCAATAAGAGCCTTCTGAACTTCACCGAGAATAGCTTCTTGAATACCTTCAAGTATAAGGTTAAGAGATTCTGAGATATCTTCATCTCCACAAATACTTCTTTCCCAATCTATATAAGCAGCACCGCCAATAGCGCTAGCACTTACTTCAAAGCTATCTGAGTCAAGTCTAAATGCTTCATAAACGCCTGAGAGACCGACTTTTGTTATAAACTGCTTAGCTCTCTGACGACCTTTCTTTAATGTGAAAGTAGCCTTTACATTATTGCCAACCTGCTTAATTTCAGCAAAAGATGACATTACGTTTTCTACATACTTAGGAATTTCTTCATCAAAAACTTCTTCCATAATTTCAAAAAGCTGTGTCTTATTACGTCTGTAAGACTTATAATCACAAGCTATTTCGTGAACAGCATTTGATAAAGCTGATTTTATATCTTCGTTAGAAAATTTTGTAGGGTCTGGATTTGTTCCTCTATGTCTACAAAGAATTAATTCTTTAATGCTCTGATCCATTCTCTATACCTCCTTTATTATATAACTGGTTTATTTATAAACTGAACCATAAAAGCAAGTGTGCCGTCTGCGTTTGTATAAGCTTTTACAACCTGAGCATATACATTACCAAGCGCATCGTCTATGCTAGCGCCAATAACAAGCTTACCATCTGAACCTTCTACTACATAAGCATATACATCTTCACCATCAGCAAGCTTAGTTTTAACTTCTGTCCAAAGTTCTTTGGAGTCAGTCTGTGGGAATGCTGTATCGTCCCAAGCTACTGTATTTGTAGTAATTCTTTCACCGGGTGATGTATAGCCAATTCTAGGAAGAAATTCACCTGTAATCATACAGAAATTTCTACGACCTTTAGTAAACTGATTATAAATCTTTTCTGTAGAATAGTTAATACCCATCATAAAGCCCTTATCACTAAGTGCCTTTGTTGGAACTGTAGCAATCTTATTAGCCTTGTCAACCATAAGAAAAGCACCAACTTCACCGTAAATCTTACCATCTGTTGCTTCTGCAGCAGTCATAGGGAAATGAGCTGCGAACTTAGCTGGGTCGAGTTCGCACTGTGATTCACTAGCGCCGTCTCTTGTAAACCAAACCTGATTTGGTTCAATTTGTCCAAAACCATTACAATCAAAAAATTTAATTGCCATTATTTATTACCTCCATTTCTATATTTCTTTATTGCTTTTACTAAAACATTTTCATCTTCTTTTGAGTCATTACCGCCAGTATAGATTAAACCTGTTTTAGCTTGGAAAATAGTAGGGTCAGCCTCATATGCCGCCATACAAATTTCTTTCTTAAAATCAACAATTGAGAAATCACTCATCTTATCTCTATAAGACTGAATTTGTTCGTCAGTAAAATGACTTGAAAATTCCTCTATAATAGCTTCTTTCTCTTGATTTTCTTTCTGAGTCTTGAAGTTTTGAAGTTCATTTCTCTCTAATTCAATGTCGCTTTTTTCTGTTTCTAATCTAACTTTTTCTGACTCCAAATCAGAAATTTTTTGTTCATATTCACCAATTGACTTTTCATAAGACTGTTTATTTTCGTCAACTACTGTTTTAATCTGTTCGAGAGAACTGTTGAGTTCTTCAATTGAAGAAGTAAGTTCCAGAACTTTATCAAGATTAACTTGATTTTCTGTTTTTAAAGCTTCATATGCCTGAACATCTTCTGATGTTATGCCGGCAAGCGTTATTTCAGAAGTTTCCCCAAGAGTAACTTCTCCATCTGTTATTGTATAAGCAACCTTAATACAACCATCTTTATTAGTGTAAATAGCATAATTTTCGGCAATTTCAACTACAATGTTTTCAATTGTCCAATTGCCTTCTTCTGTATATTTAGGATTAAGTAAACTAAAAATCTTTGAAGCATTTTCATTATCACTCAATCTAAATATTTCAAGAATTTTCTTATCCATTTTTTCACCTTCCTTAGTATTTTTATTTTTTAAATAGTTCTGATATAAGGAGAAGAACGCCGCCCCTTCAAAACACGGTTCAACTTTATCTCCTAAAATCTGTAGACCAATTAAGCCACCTTCCATAAAGTGATAGTAAGGCATACCATCTTCCCAAGTTCTCCACTCACCTTTAACGGTATCTTTAAAAATTTCCATTGATTGTGGCTTACCCTGAACTAATTTTGCTTCTGGATAAAGTCCGGTAAATAAATACACATCTGCTGTTGCGTATTCTCTTTCTACTCCGTCATTATCTAAATGTTTTTCCCAAGCAAAATTAGGATTTTCTGGAACTATTCCATAAATACGACCATCTGTATTGTCATATCCATGGTCTTCATAATCCACATCAGTATAGCTAAAAATGCCTTTGATTGGAGTATAAGGCAGAGTAGCTATTAATTGCTCCGCAAACTCTTCTGAAATAAATGTGCGATTTCTATTAAGCCCCTTATAAAAAATTCGGACTCTTGTTTTAGATAATGTGTCAGTTATTTTTTCAGCTTGCCCGTAGATAAGGACATCTAACTTATAGATATTAATTTTATCCATTTTTTCCCTCCTTTATTCTTCTGTGCCGGCACTAGTTCCTTCATCTTCTTCTTTTGTTGTTGTTTTTGTGTCGGCTTCTTGTTCTTTTTGCTTAGTAGTTTCTGCTGTCGCCGCATTAACCTTTCCACTTTGAGTATAAGCAGATTGGTAAGGAACTAAAGCTTTATCTAATTTAAGCAAATCTATTTCTAAATTCTTTAAGTCTAAAAGATTTGTTTGGTTAATTCCCATTGGAAGAACTGGAGTTAAGAAACTATATCCAAAAGCTCCTAAATCTTTTGACCTAGTAGAATAGTCTTCTGCGTTATAATGACTAATAGGAAGGATTGTAAAACTAAAATCTACTTTTTTAGTTGAAAGTTTTGTATTAATTACATAAGTAAAGAATTTTGAATATTTTCTGCCTAATATCATCATTATAGCCAAATCATTTTTTAGTGAGGCATCTAATCCAGAATCTGTTGTGGCGCTGAACAATTCTTTAGAAATACCAGCATTTTCATAGATTAAATTCTGCATGGTTGTAAGTTCTGTTTTATTATCGTCTTCACTACTTAAATCTAAAATTTTAACATCATTATAAGTAGTAAGTGTATCTAAGTCCTTATTTTCTGAAAGCATACTGATTGCCGCCTCATGCATCTCTTCGGCTTCTTCTGGCTCAAATACCAAATTCATTCCATCTATTCCAATTTTCTGAACTAGAATTTTCTTTAAAGCAAGTAAATTTCTTTGTTTGTCAATTTCCTTATAATCTTCAAAGTCATCTAAAAGAGGAATTAAACCTAAAAAGAAAGGAATATCTTCAAGAAAGCTAAAGTAAACACCCACCTCAGCCGGCAAGAATATCCAACTATTCTTTCCTTTATGAGCATATTCATAATAACCTTTCTGAATTACTTTCGGATAAGTGTTTAAAATTTCTTTTCTATATTCTATATCATGAATTGTATCAAAAAATTTAACATTAAATTCAACAATATTAATGTCTTGATGATTTTTAAAACGACTTCTACAGTATTCATAAGGTAAATCTTGAATAACTACACCATCTTGATTATAGTGAATAATTCCAAAATAAGCGCCGTCTAATAAAACATTTAAAGAAATATGAGTAAATTTTTCTTCAATTGAAAAATCAGCACAAAACTTTGCCGCCCTCATATAAGCATCAGATAATTTTTTATCTTTAATTTTATCACGAGGATTTATGGGGTGCGGCACAACTAACCAAGAATAAGTTAAAAGAGTAGCATAATGTAGAATAAACATTCGATATAATCCATTCATTTCAAAGAAGTATCGAGAGAGCTTTGCTCTCTCAACTGGGTCTCCTTTTTGAACAATTCTATTAATCTTTTCACTTGTATAATAACCACACTCTGCTCTTCTACTACTTTTTGAGTCAGATTTAGTATAGGAACTTCTTGAGGCGGCGACCATACCCTTTAAAGCCTTTCTGAATTCCGTTATACGATTATCTATCGTTTCCATTTATTAATTCACCACCTAATTGAAAAAAGTTAGTTTTCTTTTACCCAATCCACGATTTCTTCGCCGGCTCGTTGCTTCTTTTTCCAATTCATCTATTCTCCATACACCATACTCAAAAGCAGAAAATTTATCTTTTCCTATTCTTTTATTAATTTGTTCAACAGAAACTTGGTTGTTAACTCCCGTTGGTTTAAGGCGTAAATTCAAAATTTCATTAATAAGAATTGATGTTAATTCGTGAGGCATCAAACGAGCTATCTTAGCCTCTGGTTTAAGTTTCTGTCCAGCTTTAGTTGACAAAAGTTTTAATTTTGCGTCTTGCTCAGAAATTAAGAAATCTATTACACCAGAATAAATTTTAGCATAGAGTGTTGAGTGTATGTTGCTATTAAGTTGAGCATTTGCTTTAATTCCATAGAGAATTTTTTCACATTTTTTAGGTTGAGCAAAGTCTGCCGCATATTTGTTATGGAAACCATAGGCGGGCAACATTAAGTTATTTATAGGGTCAAAAGTTTCTTTTACCATCGCATCTCCAAATGTGAAACCGATGCCGTTTATATCTATTATAACTTCTTTTGGATTAAAAGCAATAATCAATCTTTTTAATTCTAAAACTTGATGGTCAAAATCTTTTTCATCTTTAGTTTTACCTAAAATAAAAAGATTTACAAGTCTTATCTTCCAAGCGTTGTCTTTATGAGGGAAAACCTTAAGAACAACACATACAGATTGACATCCTTTTCTAGCAATATCCACTGCTAAAATGTAGAAACTTTCTATGTCGGTTCTAACTTTTTCCTTAACTTCTGGATTGACAATTTTACGGTGGGCGGCGAGTTTTTCATAGTCGAACCAAGATTCTTCGGAATTACCAACAAATCTTGACATATATTCTTTAGCGAAGCCAACTTCACTAAAGGTTGAAGAAGTCTTAATTTCATTTAAGTAATCTTTTGATAGAAGTCCAGTTAAAACAGGAACTCTATAATCAAATCCTATTATAATATTTTTACTAGGATTAATAATTGTCATTTCTAAAAATTCGATTGTTTTATCATAACAAAAAGTGTTTTTGTCGCTTGCTGAAGAAATCCACAATTGAACTTGTTGAGGTTCATAGGAGTTAACAACTTGATTCTTCATTGGGCGGTCTACGTTAAGTAGAGGTAAAATAATTTCGTTTATATCATCACTAGAATGATCCCTTTCTACCCTCGGTTTCCCGATATTTATTAGGGGAGTAGACTATACCATCTCAAAGTTGAGTTCCCATTATAGTCGTTGAACGTCTCTCACATATTGGAGATTTCGATGCGGATTACCCAATCCTTAATGATATTACCATACCGAACTTCATTACTGTCGCCGCACTAATATTACTATTAATGTTTGGTTATTAAGGCTCTAAGGGCGTTCCCGCAGTTTAGAGAATTTTAATTCCGCCTTTATCAAGATAATTTATAAATAAATTTTTAAATAAATTTATAAGGAAAAACGGAATTCATCTATAATGCCGCAAGTGGCTCGGTTTCCACGAGTAGAGTTAAGAGGACTCATTACTGTAAATTGAGAGCCATTGCGGTAGGAAAGTTTAATGTAGTCAGAGCCAAAATTACCCTCCCCAATAATTTCAGCTTTAAGCAAAGGCAACATTTCCCACAATTGCTTTACTTTTTGTCCGGCAATTCTAGCACCTTGGGACTTACCCGGTGCACATATGAAAACATTACTTCCCGGTCTAAAAATACATATCAACATTAAAGCCAATACACAAATAAAAGATTTACCTGCGGCACGAGGGGCAATTGTTAGAACTCGCCCATGTCTAACACAAGCACGTAAAAAATAACGTTGAAAAAATTTTAAAGAAAACTTAGAATTTGTAGGTGTAATTGTATCTACAAACTTATCTGGATAAACACTCCAATAATGACAATATTGTTCATAAAGTTCTCTATATCTTTCAATTCTTTTTTCGGTAATAATAGCTCCTTTTTCTATTTCAATACCATCCTTAAAATATTTTTTACGTTCTGCTCTACTTAAATGTTTTGTATCTAAAATTTCTTGAGGTGTTTTAATTTCATTCATCCACCTCACCAACATTTTCATTGATGTTGTGCCGGCACACGTTAAGAATAGAGGCTATATCATTTTGACTACTTAAGGGTATTTCAATTAATTTATACCCCCTCTCCTCACAAAAATTAATTTTATATTGATTGCCTAACTTTTTATAACCAGTTATATAGTCAATTAAAATTTTTTTATCGGGTATAAGAAAATCAAAATTTCTTCCATCAATTTTAACATTATATTCAAATTCTATTTCATTATCTTGAAGAAACTGAATAATTTTTGTTTTTCCTTTATTAAGTCTAAAGCATTTAGGACAACCTTTTCCCTCAATAAATTTTTCAGCATTTACAGAAAAAACAAAACCACACTTATGCCGCACTAGGCATTGAGTATCAAAACCTTTATATTTAAGTAGTTCATAATCTTCTCTTTCCTTTTCTTTCATAAGCTGACGCATTTCACTTTCACTAACTTTTTTTATGGTGCGGCGGCACGTCGGACAAGAATTTTTATTTTCTTTTAGAAAAGAAGCAACACTAATAAAAAATTCTGTTCCGCATTTCTTACATCTTAAATGAGCTACTCTCTCATTAAACTTTAAATTCTCAATTAGCTCAAATCTCGATTTTTTAAGATAAGAAAAAAATTTATTTCTTAAAGTATTATAACTATCCAATTTTATCTCACCTCATTTTTTTAATTTTACAATTCAATTTTAAAATCTTCTTCTTTAGCATTGTCTTCATTTTTAACATAATCCCTAAATTCTTTTTCGTTAAATTCTTCTCCACTCAATTCTGCGGCTGTCTTAAGATTATTAATTCTTTCCTCAATTTCTTCAGCTACTCCAGTTTCATTAACATAAAGATAACGCAACCAATTCTTCATATTTCTTTCAGTATTATCAATCTCATCTCTAACAGCACCTTGATAATATTTATTCTGCCAACCTGTTTTTTCAAGATAAGCAAATACTTCACCGAAACTATCAAATTCATTAGCATCCTTAACATTTTTTGGAGTTAAGTTCGCAAGTTTAGCCAATTCGTCATAAGCTTTTAAATCTTTAGTAAAATCAACATTAGCTCTAATTTTTTCTTCGATTATTAAAGAAATCTTACAAAGTTTAAGAGCTTGGTCTTCGTTTAAAGCCCCTACAATATTTTGAGAAAGAATTAATCCATTATGTAGGTTCTCTAAATATTCAAGCTGTTCTTCATCGTAATTGTAGCCCCATTTCTTTCTTCTACTTTTAATCTGCTCTTCTTTGAGTGCCGGCACAGCATCTTCAAGCCTTCCTTCTTTTTCTAATTGAAGATAGGCTCTATTATAATGCTCCCAATTTAAGCCCTCAAACTTTTTTGCTCTAAAAATAGCTATATACATACCTAAAGAGTCTTTATCTCCCTCTTTGGAAATTCGGTCCCACTCTTCTGGAATAAAGGGAATATCAGCCCATTGACAAATTTTATTAACAATTTCCCAATTGCCTTTCTGACTATCTGTATTTTCCTTAATAATTTCATTTAAACAGCTTCTACAAATAGGAAGATAGCCACAATGTAATTGAGATGGGACACTTATAAAGTTAGCAAGAGTTTTGTCTTGCTTACATTTTAAACAACTTCTATTTGCCATCTATTTAATCTCCTCTAATTATGTTGTGCCGCCCTTTAATAAATTTATATATGGGCGGCGCCTCCTTTAAGGTTAAGTTCTTTATTACACTCACTAACCTCTTTTGCCATTTTTAAAATTTTAATTCTCTGCTTTTTCTTTAAATTTTTAAAGGCATCAAAAATATCAACCAAGAAATCTTCAAATTCATCTCTTTCTTCTACTTTTAAAATTTTAGCAAGTCCTAATAAATCACATAAAGTAAAATCTTTAATATACTCATATAACTTTTCTACCATCTATTTAATCTCCTATAATTATGTTGTGCCGCCCTATCATAATTTTAACGGTGGGCGGCGCAGTATTAACTTAAAGCCTTAATCTAACGGTGGGCGGCGTAGTATTAACTTAAAGTCTTAACTTAAAGTCTTAACTTAAAGTCTTAACTTAAAGTATTAACTTAAAGTCTTAACTTAAAGTCTTAACTTAAAGTCTTAACTTAAAGTCTTAACTTAAACCTCTAGCTCCTTGCCCTCGCTTTCTTCTCACACTTCTTACATTTATTCGTAAGCCCGTCTAAAGCCTTAGTCTTCCTAATAAAATTTCTCGAATCTCTAAATAAAAGCTTCCCACAAGTATTACATTTCTTCCACTTCAATTCCTCACCTTGATTAACCCACTCATCGTAATTTAAAAGTGCGCTATCAGCTATAAGCTGTGTAATCTTATTCCAAATAGTCGAAATATAATTTTCTTGATGGTAAATTCCCAACTCTTTATCCAAATGCTCCTTAATTTCTTTATTGGGAACTCTTAATTTCTTATCTCTAACAATTAAAAGTTGTTGTGGGCTAAGTTCTGCTTTTTCAATATAAAAGTCTAAAGTCCAAATTAAGTTCCAAAGTGGAGAGTCCGGTACTTCTTTTATAGCCTCAACTAAATCCCAATAATTTAAAATTAAATGGTAAATGTGTTCCTTATCTAAAAAGTTAAAATAAAATTTGTCTGCCGCCTCTAGCTTTTTAACTGCCTCCTTAATTCCTTCTGAATTTTTAAGCCCAAAATAAAATTGTTCTTCCTCATTTAATTTAAGGTTTGGGTTAAAAGTTGAGTTAAATAAGGGGTCTTGCTCTTCTCTAACTAAACCTCTTGGAAAAACTTTATAGTTAAGTTGAGAATCTGGAATAGCTTGAAAAAATTCTGCTTTATTTTGTGCCGGTGGCAAAGTAGGATAAGCTGAGTCTTTTAAATAATATTGGTGGCGGCGCAAGTCAATTAATTGGTGTTTTAAATAATAAAGTTGTTTTGAACTTAACTTGTCCTTATTATTCTCAATATAGTCTTGAACTTTCTGAATTTCTTCTAAAAGTTCTTTAAAGCCTCTAACGTTCTCCATTTTTGTTTTGTCAACTGTAGGTTTTAAATTTTTATATAAGTGTGATTTTGGATTTAATAAATTTTCGTTAAAAGTTGGGGATTCTAATAAAGCATCAAGGGAAACTGGAATTTTTTTTGAATATGACTGGAATTTTGTTTTAATTTGAATTTCTTTTCTATCAACACTTGAAGTAAAGTTTTTCTTTGGGTCTTTTCCATAGAGAATATAGTTTGAACAGAGTTCTAACTCTTTGGCGGTAAGAGTTGAAAGGTCTATGGATTTTACAAGTTCTAAGCGTTCTTCAGATGTTTCAAGAGAAAAATCAAGATTAAATTTCATTGAATTTTCACCTCCTATTAATATTATACAATAAATTCGGAAAAAAGTCAAGAAGTTCAACATTTAGCCCAACCTTTAAAAAAATATTATTCAAATAACCCAACCCTTTAAATTTTACTACTCAAATGGAAATTTGGACCAACCCTTAAAAAAATATTATTCAAATGGAAATTTGGACCAACCCTTAAAAAAATATTATTCAAATGAAAAAATGGAGAGGGGAGTGTTTTGGCGGGTTTTGGCAATTTTTGGAAAAATGATACCCCCTATTTTACATAATGTTAAATAAGCTGACAAGGCCCTAAAATTTCAAAAAAGTATTGACATTTTTAAAAGGGTATTGTATAATATAAATGTAGTCAATAGACTATAAAAATTAAATAGTCGCAAAATGCGACAGAAAGACGGTGTTTTTTTATGAAAAACAGGATAATGAATATGAACAATTCCAGCTTTATTAACGGAGTCTTCTATAAGGGCAAAAAAAGACTTTGCTCTTTGGATGAAATCAAGGTAGATATTATTGAAAATATTTTTAGTAAAAAGCAAGGGTTAATACTTTGCTATAATAAAAACGAACTTTTGTATTTCAAAAGAGTATACAAAAGGGATTTTGAAAGGGATTTTGAATCCTTAATTTATATTAAAGAGCATTCGAATAGCATAGATATAGCTTTTAGGTTAACAACTGAAAGCTATAAAGTTCTTCAGGGTTATTCAGATATTATCCCGCCAATATCCCAAAGGGATATATCTGAATGGCTGTATAAAAATCAACCGAATTATAAGGTTCATCAGCTCGGTGGATTTTGCGAATATTGCCTTAGTGGCAATATTAATGATTTTGTTAATCCCACACGAAAAAAAGCCCATGATGTGTGGATTGACGGCAAATGTTTTGAGGTTAAAAGCTCGCTTTGCGGTTTTAAGCTTGAAAAACAGGCTAACAACCCATTAAATCTATGGTTATGGGATGTTAAAGAGCATCGCTTAAAAGCCATGAGAGAAAGCTATTCAATCTCAAATGGATATTATAAAATTGAAGTGTAAAATCCGTCAAATAATGGAAGCACCCTTCGGGGTGCTTTTTGTCATATTTTTTAACACCCATATTTTGTCAATTTTACTTCCATTTCTGCCATATTCTACCATGTCAATATTTTCTGTATTTCCATATTTTACTAGTTTAAGTAGGACCACTTTTGCCATATTCTGCTAGTAAAATTTTACCATTTTATTAATCATTTTATCCATATTCTACCTTTACAGTTATTTCCTTTTTATCCATATTCTACCATTCCAACCACTACCATAAAACTTCCAACTTCTACCATTCCATTTATTTCCTTTTAATTTACATATTCTACCATTCCAACCACTACCATAAAACTTCCAACTTCTACCATTTATGGTAATAATTCCGTGGTCCTATTTCTAGGACCACTTCTACCATTTTCCACCACTCACGCCACATATTTCCACCACCATAATTTTCCATATGCGAGCTGGAAAGCTGGAACTTCCTACCATTCCGCTCGTGGTCCTACTTCTAGGACCACAATTGTTGTTTTCTTCTTTAAATTTACAGGAATTGGCACTGGTATTATTTACTACTAAGCGAGCTGCGAGCTGGAAGTTTTAGGAAGTTCAAAGTGGTCCTAGATTAATTCTTTTTATTTACAGTTGTTAAAATTTTAACATATAGTTGTGCCGGCTTCCATAAAATTACAGGAAATATAAAAATTGTATTAATAAATTGTTTACAAATAAATTTTAAAAAGGTATTGACTTTTATTAAGGAATATGTTATAATATAAATGTAATCAAGAGAAACCAATTTTAAAGGAGTCGATTTTAATGAGTAGAGTATACGATTTTGATAACCTTGAGACCTTATCTGAGGTTCTCGGAATGGACCTTCAACTGGGTTGCGGTGATTATATCGACCGCAGCAGTGGCGATAGTGTCGCAGAGTGCGACCACTATTTCGACTGGCAACTCATCCAATTATTGGACGAGTTGTCCGATGAACAGGTTTTACCTGTTCTTTACAGAGGGAATTAATTCCCTCTTTTTTCCAATAAAATTTTTGTTAAAAAATTAACAGCAATTCTAGGACCACTATGGTGTGGCGGCACTATGTGGTCCTAGTTTTACTTCCAATAAATAGAAGTTAATTGTGGTCCTAGAATTAGGACCACTATAAAGATAATTGCTTCCAATATATAGGAGTTGTTAAGATTTTAACAAATTGGTGTGGTCCTAGATTTATTTCCATTATATAGAAGTTGTTAAGATTTTAACAAAATTAAGTGGTCCTAGATTATTTCCAGATAATAGAAGTTGGGCCGCACTTCCAATAAATGTTTTAATAAATTGTTTACAATTAAATTTAAAAAAAGTATTGACTTTTAAATGTAGATATGTTATAATATAAATGTAGTCAAGGGAACTACATCAAATATTATTCTTAGGAGTTGTTTTAGATGAACAGAATGAAAAAGGAAAAAATTAGAAAACTACAAGAAAAATTGTATGGTTATGGACATTATTTTCCTAACCTGATTCCAGAGAAGTGGACATGGGAGTCCGCTTGGAAATTCAAGGAAGAACTGGTAAAAAGACGTGATGCCGGTGAGATTTCAGTAATTTCTTTTACCTTTCTTTATGGGGCAATTTGGGATTACATCAAATTGATGTAATCCCAAAGGAAATAAGAGGGATTTAAATCCCTCTTTTTCCCATTTAAAAATTCTGTTAAAAATTTAACAACTACTTCTAGGACCACAACCATTATATCCAATTCTTTACAGTTATGGTCCTACTTTATCTACCTTATTTTTACAGTTGTGGTCCTACTTTGTTATTCCAATTCCTTACAGTTGTGGTCCTAATTCTAGGACCATTTTCTCCTTATTCTACCACTCCAATTCTGGAATTAATTGGTAAGACAATAATTTCAAGCGAGCTGGAAAAAGCTAGAAATTATTGTGGTCCTACTTTATTTTCCTTTTAATTCCTTAATAAATTGTTTACAAATAAATTTTTAATTTTCTATTGACAATACCGCTCATATATGATATAATATAAATGTAGTCAAGAGAGACTACATTAAAATTTAATAGGAGTTGGTAGAAATGAATAGAAATCAGTATTTTGAGGGCGATGTTATCGCCACATCAACAGATTTCGGTGGTATAGAGGTATACTATATCACTGATGAAAGAATGTATATAATGGTAGGAGTTATGGGTGATGAACCTACCAAACATAGAGCCAAAATTTACCACGATACTGAAATACCTTATATCAGGTTATACGGTAGACGTTTACGACTGGACTCTTTTATAAGAGTTTAGTCTAAAGGAAATAAGAGGGATTTAATCCCTCTTTTTCCAACTAAAAAATCTGTTAAAAGTTTAACAATAATTCTAGGACCACTGCGCCGCCACTAGATAAACTTATCGTTTGTGGTCCTAAATCGCTTCCATTATATAGAAGTTGGGCCGCACTCCAATTACTTCCTTAATAAATTGTTTACAAATTAATTTTTAAAAAAGTATTGACATTTATATATGGATATGTTATAATATAGGTGTAGTCAAGAGAGACTATTAATATTTAAGGGGTATTCATATGAATATTTTACAATTGTGCCGTTTATCAGACTCTTTTAAGGAATATACCATTAACATGGTAAAGTGTAAAGTGTTAACTGATAGGTTATACTATTTTATTCAGGCGAGTGCTATGTTGGAAGCTTGTTTGAATTTAGAACTCATAAATGAGTATGAGTTCGATCACATATATGCTGTTTTAAACAGATTATATTAATTTTAAATCCCTAAAGCTTTTTTAGCTTTGGGGATTTTTCCCTTTTTGTTTTGTTAAAAATTTAACAAATAATTCTAGGACCATTTATACTACTATTGGATAACTTTTACAGTTGTGGTCCTAATCTACTTCTAAAAGATGGAAGTTTAAAATGTGGTCCTACTTTTAGGACCACGGTTGTTAATTATTAACAAAATAATGTGGTCCTAGATTATTTCCTTTTATTTACAATTGTTTGTTAATTTTCTAACAATATTGTGGTCCTAGATTCACTTCCAGATAATAGAAGTTGGGCCGCACTTCCAATAATTGTTTTAATAAATTGTTTACAAAAAATTTTTAAAATCTATTGACATTTCTTTTTATATATGTTATAATAT